TGTGCCGATGTTATGAAGTCAATTGATTTTCATGAGCGAGTAGCTGTTTTGAGTCAGCAAGTATCGGAAGAGGAAATTCGTGCTGTTATTAATGCGGCAGAATCTAAAGCTCGACCGGGTAATCCACTAGCGCAAGCAGTGGTGTTGTCTAATAAATTACAAGATGGAGACTAATATGTCAGAAATACTGCGTACTAAGGCCGATGTGTATAAACTCGGTACTGAAGAATTAAAGAAAAAGATGTCGACGGCGGAAGGTATAGCTGAGATTAATAGAGCACTTCAGGCGACCGAAGAAACTCCGGTAGTCACCCCAGAAGAAGCGGCAGCAAAAGAAGCCGCTGATCAAGCGGCAAAAGAAGCGGCGGCAGCTGAACAAGACGCAGCGGATGCAGCAGCAGCCAAAGCAGTATCAGAAGCAGCAACGGCGGCAGCGTCAGCAAACCAAGTATTAGTTAAGCCGTGGGAAGCGGAAGATGCTTCTTATGCTATTTATGGCATACATGTTACTCGTGATGCTGAAGGTAAAATTTTGAGAATTGTTCAGGAATATCAGGTTAAGGACGAAACTGGTAATCCTATCGGTCGACCTACTCATCTTGAGGCTAAAACTTGGCCTGAGTTTATCGCAAAGAAAGATGAATGTCACGTTCAAGCAACTAGAGCCTTTAATCGTTTGAAGACTCAGAAAGTTTCATTTAAACAACAGCAGCCAGCAGAGCCAGAGTATAAGCCTCTGACCGACGAAGATATGGCTGCATTAGTGAAAGATTTGAAAGGCGACGACCCTGCTAAGGCTGTAGCGGCAGCTAGAAAGATCGCCGGAAGTGAAGTCGCTAAAGATCGACAAGCTGCCCATGAAGCAGAAGTTAAAGCTAGAGGCAAGCAGATCGGTTATGAATTCATGCAGCGACATGTGAAAGATTTTAATCCATGCAAAGCTAACTCCGATTTGATCGGAAAGTATCTTGAGGAAAATCAACTTGAGTTTACTTTAGACAATTTGGAAATAGCATTTATTGCATTGGAACACGAGTTGGCCCCGGTATCGGTGCCAGCTAGTCGAGTAGAGGTACCGCCCGTGGACAATCCACCGGTTCCGGTGCCACAAGCGTTACCAGCCGTGCAACATCCTTCCGCTGAATTGGCGGCAAGACAAGCAGCGGCGGCTGCTCCTCCAGCAGCACCAGTACCACCGGCAACTTTGCCAGCAGACAATACACCTCCTGCTACGCCAAGACCGGGTATTAACGGTGGCCTCGAACCGGGATCGTTATCAGCACAGCGACCAACGGTTTCTGGTGAACCGAAATACACAAGAGAAGGTATTTTGAAGATGGACAAGGAAAAATTGAAGCGGTTAGTCAAAGACCCGAAATCACGGGCTGAGATTAACGCAGTCCTTGCACAGCCTCGATAACTTCGTAAACCAGTAAGTTTCAAAGGACATTTATGAGCGGACCAAACCCTGCAGCAATGAACGTGGGGAACGTTCTAACAGCGCAGGCGATTTTGTTTGATAAGGAATTAATCCCCAACTTAAAGGGCGAAACCGATGCTTTCGTAGCATGGGCAGAGCGACGTGTGCAGCCTTTGCACATGGGCATCAACCGAACTTTCTTCCAGTACAACACGCTATCGGGTGATACAACACAGCGAGCCGACGGTACAGTTGGAAGTCCGGAACTGATCAGCCAGTTGAGCGCACCGGCGCAGATTGGTGAATGGAATAATTATTCCAACTTCTCTTCGTTTGCGATTGCCGCAGCGATTGACGAGTTGGTCGGAAACTCGGCTGTTGAACTAGGCTATCAGGCTGGTCAGTCGATTTCTGAATTGTATAGCGCCGTAGTTGACTCGGCATCGACAGTTGACGCTAACGTTAACCAGAGCGGTTTGCTATCGGCTCCTTACACTCTTGACCTAGGAACAGTTCGTGAATTGAAACAGCAGTTAGTTTCGCACAACGTGTTGCCTTGCAAGCGTGGCAAGTTCGGTGGTTCGGTAAGTCCTAACGTGTTGGGAGATATCTACAACGCAACAACTGTTAATAACAGCATTGTTGATTTGTGGAAGTACGCCAATATGGAGAAGTTCGACAAGATGGCTGGCTCTGACCAGACACAGGATATTGAACTTCCCGGCACAAACATCGTGCTGCGACAGACACCGTTTGTGACAACAACAGCTAACTTCAACGCTACCGGTAAGACAGCGTATCGTACATACGTGTACGGTAACTACGCTTTCATCGGCGTGTGGTTGGAAGTTCCTGGTGACACAGACCTAGACGAAGGCGATTGGAGAACAATTGAGTGCCGTGTTGTTACAGACGCACCACAAAGTTCTTTTGATCCAACCGGTACAATTGGTGGATGGGCTTCCTTAGATTCTGAGTTGGTTTTACTAGCCGCTTAAGAAAATTGGGTCACTCGCAAGAGTGAGAATTCTCTCTGATTGACTTGAACCCTGAAACGGGAACAAGGGGCAAGCGAAAGCAGCCTGAACGACTAAGCGAGAGAACGCCGCAAGGCGATGCGATAGTCTGCTCTCATGAGAATAGAAATCATGAGAGGTTGGCAGAAATGACCAACCCTTCAACGTAAGTTGATGTCACAAAAGGATAAGTTCCATCAAACAGTGACTTTGCCTCCAGCAACCGGATTGAATACACAGCGTATTCGATACATTGATAGCGTGCCTGCTATTCAGTAAATTAACTCTTGACATAAGTTGCAACTTATGCTAAGATTAGAGTGAGGGAGTGTGCCCTTAACACACTCCCTGACTCATCTCTTTAAGGGAGAGAAAATGAGAAGAATATTTGCGGAAAGACCGTTAACAGAATCAGAGCGTAACAAACGTTTTTATGAAAATCATAAGGCGGCAGAATTAGCTCGTAACGCTCAGTATTATCGGGACAATAAAGAAGTACAAGCAAAACGTCATCGTAATAATCGTCACGGCATAACGCAAGAATGGTTTGACGCTAAGATGATTGAACAAGATAGCAAATGTGCTATTTGCCATAAACCTTTTACAGATACACCGCACATCGATCACAATCACGAGTGCTGTCCTCAGTTGAAGAGTTGTGACAAATGTCGTCGTGGTTTATTGTGTGAAGATTGTAATTTAGGTTTAGGTCGTTTCAAGGACGATACGACGGTATTAGCAAATGCTATTCAGTACGTCAATAGTTATAAGAAGGAACAATGAAAAATATCAATGGTCGTCAGTATGAGGACTTTCTAGCACCAGCAGAAAATCCTATCAATAGTGTTCATGATTTGAAAACTACACGGGAAACTATCAAGCAGCTTCTTGCGAACGGTACTCCTAATTGGGTTCGTTTTCCGCAAGATTATAAAGCGTTCGTGAAGGAAAGTTTTGCCAGAGAAAAAGAAATTTCAGATACGATGGCTAAAGCCTATCAAATCGAAGATCAAGATATCTTGGCAAATCCAGAAGGTAGAAAAGTAAACGCCACACCGACTCGTGCCTTCATTCAGAAGCTCAGAGATAACGGCGTAAGATGTTTCACAATAGATAATGGATTTCCTCCTCAGACTGTCGCTTTGTGGGCTATTCGCCCCGGTTCCGATGAGGCTATTTATGTTTGCTATCTTCAAGTTCCGGCTATGTACGAGTGGTCTGTTTTGAAGTTAGATCGCCACAATGTTCCCTCGGGTGAAGATTTTAGGGGATGGCGTACAGTCGTAAGTCAGTTAATAATAAAGGATATTCTTAGCGAGGAACGGGCACATCAAATATTTGGTAAGCCTGTCCTGAATAAGATTAGTCGTGTTTATCGGAGAACGTTGTACTTTCACAGAAATCGAAAGCGGCAAGAATTCCCCAAGTTGTAAATTTCGTCACCGGAACGTAATCCGGATTAGTTCTCAGAAGAAGTTTAGCCTGAGAAGGATGATATATGGATAAGAAACAAGAAGTTGCAGATTTCCTTTTGTCTGTAGATAAAAAGGAAAAACCGGTTGAACAAGTACCGGCAGTGATTCCACCAGCAACGCCAGCCGCTCCTATGAACTTAGAGCAAGCTGTTGCCATGTTGATGCAAATGCAGGTGGAAAACCAAAAACTGACACAGATGATGTTTCAGCGAGAAGCTCGAAAAGAAGTTGAAGAACGAGCATTAATTGAAAGAATTGAACAGAGAGACAAGCAGCGCCGATTGAATGCCCGAGAATTTGATAGAACTCGGTTGTTGACTCAGGCGCAGTGTAAGCACCAGAAAGGTTTAGGTAAGGGCAGTATCAAGGGTCCAGTTGTCGATTACGCCGTTTATCTTCATACCTTTATTGATCACTCTCAAACTATTAAGTGCCGAATTTGTAAGATGTCGTGGCGTCCGGGCGACACCAAGGAATTCTTGATGATCAGCGGAAAGCAAGTTACAAATCACACAAAAGTCGGTTGGGCGGAAGCCGTCGAAATGACTAAGCAGTCGACGGATAAAGAGTCTAGTTCGGAAGCTCCGTTGCACGTGGACGGCGATATCGCCTTGTTGTTGCAAGGCCGTGATCCATCCTTTATCTCAGCGCTATTGAGTAGCCCTGAAGGTAGAGCGTTCTTGGAACGAACTAAAGACCAACCCGCAGTATAAATAAAGGTGTCTTCTACCGCTTTACCGGTTGTGCGATAACAACCGGATTTTTTATTTGAGGCCTAGATGCCCACATCTTCTTTAAGTACTGTCAAGCTTCAGGATATAGTCACGATAGCGCAGGGATTTGGTGATATTGCACCTGTCCTTAACGTTCCTCAGTCTTCTGGTCAACCCGCTAAAACAATTGCAAATGACGTAATGAATGCTATCTGCGCTCTACCTTTTCCTCATAAGTGGAATGAGATTAATTTACCTCAGTTTTATACAAATTCGTTTCAACAGGACTATGCTGGTATAAATCTTGATGGTTCGTCTATTTTTAATTTGTCGTGGTTAGAGCGAGGAATTGTAGTCGATATTAACAATACCGCTGTTCCTAAGCCGTGGCGTCAAGCTGAAGTAGGTCGACAGTTACCACAACAAACGGGTCAGCTTTTTAATTCAGCCACGAATTCTCCATTGTTTTTGTGTAACTGGTTTCCAAATCGTACGTTGTATTATGGTCAATGGGGTAAAGGAAATACTGGAAGCACCTCTTTCGGTAATAACCCTGTTGCGGGTTCCGTATATCAACCGCTGGTTAGTCCTAATTTGACAGCGATGCCGTTTAATCCTATTTTACAAATTAGAGATTCAAATAACAATCTTTTGGTCTTGACAGTTTTCGGAACTGAGGGTGTGAATCCTCCTGTAGCGCCTCCAAATTCTGTTCCAGGTTTCTTGGTTACGGCAGCAACTCGTCAGGATGCTTCAACGACAGTTTGGACTGTAGTCGATCCAAATGGTGCTGGATTTAGAATTCTCCCTGCTCCGTCTCAGACTGGTGTCGTGTGGCAGTTTAGCTTATGCGGACAGGCAGTGCCAGTTAGATTCACAAGTCTTTCACAAACATTGGCTCCGTTGCCGGATGAATACGAACCTATCTTCCGACAAGGATTCATCGCTCAGTGTTACCGATACTCTCCAGAAGCGAAGATTAGAGCGAAGTTTAAAGAAGAGTGGGCGTTGTGGCAAGCGGCTGCATACTCGATGCGAGCCAAAGAAGACTTCGAATTAGAAGAGAACAGTTTTGTTCCGGATCGTGGAATCATGGGTGGAGTAGTTGGTCGACAACGTTGGTTTGGGCCAACTTGGCCGTTTCAGTACCCAACTCGCTGATAATAAAGAATAGTTCTTGACAAGGACACAATGTTGTGGTATATTGTTATAAGGAGAAACAATGCCGCAATTTTACGTTTATTTATGGTTACGAGAAGATGGGACACCGTACTATGTGGGCAAAGGTCATGGTAAACGGGCATTTACGAGTAAGGATCATACGTGCCACAAACCTGTAGACGATTCACGAATTTTAATTTTAAATAGAGATTCAGAACAAGAGGCATTTGAAACCGAGAAAGAATTAATTGCAAATTGGGGACGAAAAGATTTAGGGACCGGTTGTCTTCGTAATCTTACTAATGGCGGCGATGGAGTCTCGGGCATTATTCCTACTTTTGAACATCAAAGTAAGGCAGGAAAAGTTAGCGGTAGATTGGCCGTAATAAATAAAACAGGAATTCACTCTTCTGAATATGGAGATGTCTGTAGAGAAAACAGTAAAAGAAGTGGCTTGAAGAATGTTGAGTCTGGACACCTTCAAAATATATCTTCAGCAGGCGGAAAGGTCGCTGGTGTTTTAGTTGGTAAAAGAAACGTTGAATCTGGTTATATGTCCGAATTAGGTAAGAAATTTGGTGGTCTAAATAAAGAAGAACACGTCGTAGGTTCTAAACGTTATCTTCATATTCGTTGGCACATAAATCGCAACGTCATTAATCCTTCTTGTCAGTATTGTAAATAATTAAATTTTATCATAGTTTCATAGTCGTCTGATTTTATGGGCGGCTTTTCTATTGGTGTCTATGCCAGAATCTCCTGTTATAATTACTGTACAACCGCAGAATCAATCTGTCCTCCATGGAAGTATGGCAACATTTTTCGTCACAGCTAAAGCAGACGGCGTGTTGTCGTATCAGTGGTTTACAACGGATCATGCTATCTCTATAGCTTCCGGATTTACTCCTTTACCAGGAGCAGAAGCAGACGGCTTCTGGCAGATCACTGGAGCGCAAGGCGCTAGTTATACTACGCCGATATTAAGTGTTTCGGATAATGGTTTTCAATTCATTTGCTTGGTTACAAACGTGGAGACGGTTTCTCAAAGTGTCGGTGGACCGAATGTGACAAATACTCCACAGCAGACACAACAGGTGCTATTCACTGAGACATTGACGGCTCCTGCCTTTCTTTTGGTGAGTTAATGGCGAATACGCTTACATCGACTTTAAATTGGTCTTTACCATATATAGAATATAGTCCTATGACTGCAGGCACGAGTAATGAGCCTGCGGTTTCAATTTGCTCGATGATTAGAAACTCTATGTTGTTTCTTCCACCTATTGGGTGGGCTTTTAACCGGATTGAGGATTCTACCAAGTCAACTCAAGTTGGTGTTCAAGATTACACATATACAAATACTGATTTCGGCTTTTTGGAAAAAGCATCTTTGATAGATTCAAATAATCAAGTGATAGAAATTAAGGATGTTTACAATACAGCAGCTTTGTCATTAGGTGGAGATCAGCAGCAGCCTCACGCTGTGGCAGTTATTTTGAATACCCCTGGAGTTGGTTTTAAGATTCGATTTATGGGAATTCCTGATCAAGTCTATACAATTGTCCTGACTTATCAGAAGTTAGCTGTTCAATTTGGTTCGTTTTCAATTACATCGGTTATGAATGCTTCGGGTGGAACTACAGAATATATAGGAACGTTTGATCCGCTGTCATTTTTGGTAGGACAGAGTGCGTCTATATCTGGTCTTAAGACGGCTTCAAATAACGGTGCTTTCACTATCGTATCCGTCAATGCTACAACTTTGATACTTAATAATCCAAATGGTCAAGCTGAAACCGATCCAGGTCTTGCTCTAAATCAAAGTTGGGCACCAATTCCGGATTCGTACTCGGATATTTACAATAATCTCTTTTTGGGTGAGTCTCTGGCAGTTGTCGATGATACTAGATCGCAGATTTACAGACAACGTGGAGTCGCAGCTTTCTTGGCGAAAGCCGAAGGGCTGTCCGACACTCAAAAGAACATATTTGCCCAACAATGGCTTGCTCAGGGCAGAGAGCAAAATTCGGTAACGTTGAAACTTCAACAGGGAGTTCAAGGTAGAGGGATTTAATGAATTTACTTCAGGCACATGGAGCACAGCCTCAAAAACAGCCTCGGTATACGCCTATCTTTATGGATCGGGCTTTTACTGGATTGTACACTCAGAGAAACGTGTTGCATGATCCTTCCGATGTCGCCACAGCTAGATTTTATGGCGGTCGTCCAGACGCATTGTGGATGGGAAAGAATATCGAATTAACAAATCGATTGACTCTTCAGCGTCGTCCTGGTCTGGTTCCTTTTTCGGCTGACATATATCCTACCGCTCCTTTGCGAGCATTTTCTTTTCAATTAACAGACGGAACAATCCGAGTTATCATAGATACAGGAAGTACGGGGCCATTAGTTATCTCTTCTGTTGCGTCCTCTGTCGGTTCTACAGCTGTTTATACCGGAGTTTTTCCTAACGGTGGAAATAATGCTTATCAAGGATTTATTTTCCAGATCGCTGGATTTGCGACAAACCCTGGGAACAATGGAACCTTTACAGTCACAGCTTCAACTACGACAACTTTGACTGTTTCTAATTCTGTCGCCGTTGCAGAAACTCACACTGCTACCGGAGTGTCAGCAGGGGCTGTTTATTGGGATCAACAAAATGGAATTACCACGTTTTTGTTTGGGAAAGGTGTTGGTGCTGGTCAGACTTACTTCTTAGCTGTTGCTGGTATTTTGTATATGGGTGACGGAGTAGAAACTAGAATATACACTCCATTAAATCCTAACGGAACGATTTTTAGTTTTGGAGCTTTTGGTCCTGTAAATGCTCCAGCAGTTGTAGCGACACCTTCAGGTACGGCAGCGGGAACATGGCAAGCAAGTACGTGGTTTTCTACAATGGGGTTGATTGTTGATCCTAACGGTAATATTCAGCAATTGAATTTCATAAATAACCCGTCTGTAACGATAGGTTCAGTGGCCGTTTTAGGTACATCGAGTACAGGTGGTCCTACTTGGAATCAAACTCCAGGCAACACTACAACAGATAACACGGTTACATGGAGAAATTTAAGTGATGTTATACCGTGGTTGCCAAATTTTCCGTTCGAAACAGAAACTCAGGCTTTCAGTACAAACACGCTTCGATGTATTTGTTATGATCAAGCAACTGGCTGTTTCTTTGTAAACATTTCAAGTCAGGCAACGGCGAATACCGGTCTTTCAAATCCATTTGCTGCGGCGGGATATAATACGGCAAATCCTCCACCTCCAGGTACTGTTATTCCGGATCGTCAAGTAACTTGGATGAGTTTAGGAAATATAAACAATATTCCAAACGGATATTGTCAAGGCATATGGCGACCTTCACAAGTAATCGCTACTCCTCCGCCGTCTGTTCGAATTCTGGAGCCGTTTACACTACCGCAGCCGGGTCATCCACTACCTGCGGGAACTATTTACTTGCAGGAAAATACTAGCTCTGGTACAACTGCAGCAAGTAATACTTCTATAACATGGCAACAAGCTGCTGGTCAGACTACAACAGAACCAGCAGGTTCAGATGGAAGTACATTAAAGTGGCTGTGTGTGACAGCAACTAATAATGGAACTGGATTATGGCAGTCGGGAACACCGTACATAGGTTGGTCTTCTCCGGGTTCAGCATTCGGTGTTGTTAAGGATAATAATGGAAGTTTATGGGTTGCGGCAAGTTCAGGAACTTCTGGTGCGTCCGATCCATTTGGAAACTCTGGCGCTCAATTATACTATCAGACTGGTGGTCACGTTTACGGTGTTGGAACGATTATCATAGATTCTAATTCGAATCGTCAGCAGGTGACAGTTTCAGGAACGTCAGGAGGTTCGGCTCCGGTTTGGAATAGAAATCAAGGTGGTATTACGGTTGATAACGGTACGTTGCGATGGCAGAATTTGGGATCGGCGTATGGTTTCGGCCCTGTTCCGGATGGAACTAATGGTCTTACATGGGTAAACGTAGGACGAAGCGCCGTCTGGATCGCAAGTCAAAAGTATTATTTGCCTAACGCAGGATTCTTTGCTCCTATTTCTGTTCCTCTTGGTGGTGCGAATGTTAATGATGGAACGAATATAGAGTACGTAGTTCAAACAGGAGTTTCGGGAAGTTCGACTCCAACATGGAATACGTCGACAGCACCGGGTTCAAATGAGACATATGATCCGTCTCCTGCGGCAGCAGGCGGTGTAGTGTGGTATAATAACGGACCTTTTAAGCAGAATTCTCTGTCATTCTCTACATCTCTTTCATGGGCGTATTCGTACAAAGCACGAACTCTGACAGATTTTTATTCGGTATTAATACCAGGAACTAACACTCCGCAAAATATTCCTCCTCCAGGTCCACCATTTAATGGAGCACTTCCGGCTCCTACTGGAAGTGAGACAGGTTTTATTACCACTGCATCTCCTGCGACGACGTTGACAGGAGCTAATGCGGGAGCCGTGTTCTCTATTTATGGTCAATATTCTCCCGATACTCAATTCGATACAATTGTGATATGGCGTTCTTCTGACGGCGGTGGCCCCACGCAGATGTTTGAATTGACAGAAATTCCTAATATTCCATCTCAGGCGGGATCGGGTAAGTATACAGTTAATGGAGTAAAGTATGATTGGGTGTTTCAAGACTTTCTCCCTAGCGTTGCCACAAACCAGTTTCCGGGTTTGAATCCTCAAATTATCGCTCCGATAAATGGAATTAATAACCCTGCGCCGTCAAATTTTTTGCCGATGGTATTTAATTTTCAAAGAATTTGGGGAACTGTAGGACAAAATGTTTTGTTTAGTGGTGGTCCTGATACACCAACTGGTAACGCTAACTTTGCATTTCCGGCTATTAATTCGTTGCCGTTTCTGGCTACTGTAACTCGTTTAGTTCGAACTCCGCAAGGAATTATTACTTTTACTGTTGATTCTATTGAGTTGATAGCTGGAGGACCGGCAACGGCAACTTTCTACTCAGTCACATTGAGTCCGGGTGTCGGATTATTAAGTTTCAATTTCCTGGATGTTTATGCGGGAGAAATATTCTTCTTTAGCGCCGATAACGAATTCATGGTATTGAGTCCTAGCTTGAATTTGGCTAACTTTGGTTTTCCATTGGGAGATCAATTCGCAAATTTGCCGTCTTCTGGCGTTTCGGATACGACGTGGAATCCAGCGACTGGATACGTAGCTGTTCATCAGAGTGGAATAGATAACTGTATCTTTGTTGCGGACGGAGCCACGGGTTGGTATCGATTGAATCCGAGACAGGTTCCTGGTGGCTTGGCTGGTGCTGAACCTATCTGGAGTCCTTTCGCCGCTATTACCGGTGGTTGTCATATGGTTCAAAGTATTGAATATACTCCGGGTATCAAGGCTTTGTTGGTTGGCGCTTCAACCGGTGGACATAATATTTTGAAGAGAAGTTTGTCTGTTTTTACAGATAACGGAACACCATATGACGCAAACTTCACTATGGGTGGAATTATGCTAGCTCACCCTGGTCAACGAGCATTGTTGAAGTTTATAGAAATAGATTTCAGTGGCGTGGATTTTAATCCAACAATTTCATACTTATTGAATGAAATATCAGGATCGTTTACTTCATTTGCACCAGATGCGGAAGTGTTTGATCCTCCTTCAATTTACGGAACGAGTATAACTCCTACATCGTATAGTCCTAATCGATATTATTTTGCGAGCAATGCTTCATTGGCTGTTTGTCGCCATCTTCAGATTAAGGTTGATTTAGGCACGACTTCAACTGGAGATGAGTTGTATAATTTAACTATTTTTGGAAAACTAATTGTTGAACTATAATGGCAGAACAGAAATTAAACTTTATAAATGAAGCAGACATTCCTGAAAATTGGCAAGAAGTGGAAACTAAGCCAATCGTTCCAGGGGAATCTCCTGCTCCGATTTCGTCAACTCCGATAGTTCTTCCACCATATTATCGGGGAAGTATTCCGGCTAATTTGCAGCATGATGCCTATCTTGTCGGGACAGATCGTACGCCCCGAGTTACAAGCATTCCGATCATGCCTACTGCGCCATCGGCTAATCCACAAAATAATGCTGCCATTCAAAGTAGCATTATAGAGAACAGATCATCGTCAACGACAGTTATAACGTCTGGTTCGGGGATGAGATTTCGGGGATATTGGCTTGGTTTTGTGACATATAATGCAGGCGATGTGGTAATTTTTAACGTGTCAACGTATGTTGCAAATTCAACAAGCATAGGTTTGCAACCAGATTTAAACGCCATAGGGGAAATAGGGGAATCAACTAACCAACCTCTCACTCCTTCTGCTTGGACTTTAGTGTCAGAGAACTTGGTGTTTAATGGTAGTTTTAGCCCCCAATTTTCGGTTGGAGGATTAGGTCCCATAGATGCGGCTGGTGTTGTTGGAAATTCTGGTGTTACTCAGTTTCCTACGGTTACAATTAACTCTAGTGGTACTTTTGCAAATGAGATAGCCGTAGTGTTTGTTACTAATGATACTTTTTCATTTACTCCTCCGTCAGGCTGGAACTTATTATACAATGTTTCTTCATTCGCTCATTTATATTGGAAACAAGTTACTGGTGGTAGTTCAGTAACTTTTACAGGAACTTTGAGTTCTATAGATGACTGGGAAGCTTGTATAGCACTCTTTGGTTTTGGGGGATTTGCGCCTTTTTCTATTACAAGTGTTCAAACTTCACCTTCAGTTTTGACAGTTACCGCAGCAAATAGTTTAGTAGCAGGAAATATTGTTACTTTTTCTGGTTTGACAAGTGCCGCATTTTTAAATGGGCAGCAGGGAGTAGTGGCGTCAGCATCTCCGACTCAATTTACTGTCAATAGTGTTTTTGGAAATCCTAATTACGGTCCAACTGCCGATACAGGTATAGCGTCGTTGCAAATTTTTCAAGTGACAGCCTTAGTGTCAGGAGGAGGCGGTCCAAATGCTGTAGGATTTACTCAAGCTACTACAAAAGGAAGTACTTTTCTATATACAGATTTTTGGGAAGGGCATACAGGTGGAACTGGACAAGTAACACACGTTGGTGACAATAACGTTCCTTCTAACGTCTATCAGTTTGCGAGCACAGATGACGGTGCAGCATTAGCCGCTGCACAAAATGGAGGTGCTTTAAGTACTCCAACCATTCTTCCCACGGGAAGTGGACTACAGCTATCTTCCAACGCTCTAGGTCTTGAGTTACCGGGTTCAGTTCAAAATACAGTGAAATTTCTTCCTTATGATGTGGTTGAGTTTAGAGGATCAGTTTTTGTATGCTTAGCGGAGACTAGCGGAGATGCTTTCACGGCTCCGTCAAGTTGGGCGTTGTTGGGACCAGCTACAGGATTCGCTCAAGAAAAGGCTGGAAGTTATCTGGCGGTTCGAGGAGATGAAGGTACTCTTTTATCATTTAACTCAGCATCTGCAGTTACATTGACTCTTCCAAATCCTGTTCCGGCTCATCCTCAGTTGATAGGAATGTCAGATTCAGGTTGGTGGATTTTAGTTCAAAATATCGGTGCTGGTATCTTGACGATTTCACCTAATGGATTGTTGATCGATGGTTCGTCAGGTAATCTTACTCTTGGTCAAAACCAAGGTATACTTATTTTTACAAATGGGACAAATTATCTAACATGGCATAATGTGAATCGAATAACTGTTCCGTCGTTTTTAACTGCTTCTGGTCCTGACGGATCAGGAAACGTAACTATCGGTTTAGCTAATCAGAATGCAAAAACTGCCCTGATGGGTCCAGTGGCATGTTCGGCCCCGGCTCAGCCAACATTTCGTCAACCACAAGGTACAGATTTTGTAAATCTTAATATAGCTTCAGCGACGGGAGTCGGTGTAACAACAAACCAAAGCGGAAACTTGAGACTATGCGGTGCTGTTCTACCGGCTGGTTTTTATAGTGTTTCAATGTATGTGGTCGTGACAACCGCAGGTGCCGGAAATCTCTCCATGACTATTACATGGAATGACGGTACTGCGTCTCAAACTTTTTCACCATCAAACATTTCAACTACTGTTCAAGGAACATTCGCTCAATTTGATATAGTAGTAATATCAGATGGAATTCATGATATTTCATACGCTATTAATCTAATTTAAGGAGATTTTAATGTCAACATTTGAAACAAAGTACGGAACAGAGAAACAAAGTATTACTATCACGATAGCTTCTCTGACTAACACTAGCGTGCGAGGATCGTTAGTTGTGGATAATACGAGTAATCTATTTTTGGATGCTCTTGTCCAGGTGCAGATTAAATCTGGTGCAGCTAGTACATCGGCCACAGGTTACGTAAATATATACGCTTATGGTACAGTCGACGCTGCTGATTCTTTGTATACAGAAGGATCAACAGGAACAGATCAATCTATCACTCTTACTGTACCTACTAATGCCAGATTAATTGGTACTTTAAACATGGTTGCGAATGCCATCACGTATGTTAGTGAACCTATGTCTGTAGCTGCGGCTTTTGGCGGAATACTTCCTGAGAAATGGGGCATTTTTGTAGAGAATCAATCAGGTGGAACTTTTGATGGCACTACAGCTTTTGCTTATTACCAAGGAATTCTTGGACAGAGCGTATAAATAATGGCTATCGTTCATCAACCTAAATATTGGACAGATCAACCGCCAGCGGGTGTTCAAATAGACTTTGGGCATCCTCTGGCTCGTGGTTTGACGTTCTATACGTTATTTAATGCCGGTGCCGGTTTACAAAGAGCATTATTACCTGCGGCACTTCCAGCTACAGTCGTGACAGGTGGTACAGAGCCTAATCAAAGTTGGATTTCAGCAGATGCGGCCCGGTCACATAGATGGGAGGGTAATTGGGGAATTTGGTATGAACGTGGAGTGTGGGTGGAACCAAATTGGGTTAGTGCCGTTTGTCGAGCAAAGCAGACAGGGACAGAAGGGGGAGATGCTTCTATTTATAGAAAAGCTTATCAAAACGCAGCTAATCCTCCGTTCGTTAGCCACGGTATAAACTGGAATCCCGCTAGTGCAGGTCAGCAAGTAGTTGGGGCTTACGTCGCAGATCAAGGTGGAACACTGCACGCTCCAAATTTTACGGCGACTCCGTCGTTAAAAAATGCTCATACTTATGGCCTTTCTGTTGGACCATCTGGAGCAGATGGAGTAGCTAAAATTTATTTAGATGGAATTGTCGGTGTATCTAGCACGATAACAGGTATGACGGGTATTAAGTATGATACCACATCTACTGGTCGTTTGATTGTCAGCGGAGCAGAATCGACAGCTAACGTTGTTCCGATTTTAGGAAATGTCTATTACTTAGGAATATGGAATCGTCCTTTGAATGCTTCCGAAATGCAGTGGTTGAGTATAGAACCTTATTCTTTCTTGGTTCCTCAGAAGAGAAAGAAATTTTTCCTTCCGGCAGCTGGTAGAGCATTTACATTTAATGTCGCCGCCGAAAAGATTATCTAATGATTAAATTTATTCCATCAGTTAAAGAAGATATAGATCAAATTAGAGAATGGACAGAAGCCGATCCGTTTCATCAAAATCAGAAGCAACCCGATTGGTGGCTAACTGGCAGCGAAGCGTATGTTTGTGCCTGTATCCAAGATGAAACAGGGCCGGTTGTCTATATTAAAGTAGAAGAAGAGGCTGAGCAATTTAGACTTCACTGTCAATTTGCACCACGAAGTGAAGTTAGTCGTCGACGTTTACTTTTAGCAATGAATGAGGGATTACCACCTCTTTTGATGCATTTACTGAGTAAACAAAAGAGCGTTGTTTTTAATTCAACTAACCCTAGTTTGGTTAGATTTGTGGTTTCAAAAGGATTTCGTCCTGTAGAGGAATCTGTTGGAGAGTACAAACTATGTGCGGCCCGAGTGGACAAGAAGAACAGTTAGCTAATCAGGAAGCCTCTCTATCAACTGCGCTTGACAACGCTTATAAAGAACGTTTCGCCACGCAGAGTCAAATACTAGGTCAGGTGCAGGACGCCATTGGACAATTGAGATCAGGCAACTTTCCGCCGGGTTACTCTCCTGCAGTTATGTCACAATTACAAACTAGTGTATTGAATAACGTAGCTGGTGCAACAAGATCAGCACGTCAAGCTGCTGGAAATGCTATTGCAGGCGAAGGTGGTGGTGCAGGTAGTGCTTTGGTTAGCGGTCCTCAACAAGAGATTCAGGGCGAGATAGCCGCAGCTGGAGCTACTAAACAAGCTGATCTTTTGAATGCTCTTAACATTAAGAGTTTCGATCTTGGAAGAGAGAATCTTTTGCAGTCTATCGGCGGTTTACAAGCGTTAGCAGGAGCACAAGACCCGTTAGGATTTTCTGGTGGTTCAACAAGTGCTAATGCTCAAGCGTTTAATCAAGCCAAGGATATTAATCAACAAAAGAATCAGAAATGGTCTGATATAGCTAGTTTCGCTTCGGCTGGATTGGGTGTTCTTAGCGGTGGCCAAGGCTTGCTTGGAAAGATGGCTCAAGGCGGTGGTAGTTCCGGTGACGGTGGTATAGGTTCTTTTGCCGATCCCGGCGTATTTTCTAGCACTACTCCACAGAATTTAGGAGCTTCAGAAGCAGGGTTCGGTACAGACTGGTTGAACATGGGCGCAGCAGAAGGCGCTTATTAAAGAGGAAATAAAATGGCAGATGGAAATGCAGTTACTCCCGAACAAGCGGGATTGGATACTTTAAGTCAACAAATGCCGGGTATGCAGTCAGATCAGTCGGACCAGATTCCGCCTTATAAACCTGCACCTGCGACTCCGATTCCACAAGAGCCTGCGGTAAAACCAGGAAGTTTCGGTGCAAAGCTAGCTAACGCTTTGAAGGGATTTACAGCCGCTATGGGAGACGCTGGTAACGTAGGACAAGTTCCTCAGGGTGCAGGCGCTCTGTATGGTATTCAAAAAACTATGCAGGCTAGAAATCAACGTTTGAAAGAAGAACAGGCTCACAAAGAAGTATTAGAGCAACAGGCACGAGAGAACACACGTGAAGATTACCGTGCTATGGCTAACGTGGCGACAGCTAATGCTCAAATGCGGCACGAGCAGGCTTTGACTTGGCAGCTTGGCGAAGAACAGATGGATAAGTCTATTCAGAGCGGAAGTCAAATGGCTGATCAGTGGTCGTCGTTACCTAAAGCGCAGTCTCAAGTAGATGCTGAGAATGTTACTGCGTCTGAATTGACAAATTTGATAAAGACAAGAGATGCTGCCAGAAATGATAAACCCGGAACCTACGCTTCGACACATACAGCGTTTCCTACTGGAAAGAAATATGTTGGTGAAGATAAGCAAGGGAAACCACAGTATGCTTTGACTTATACTGTGATGTCGGTTCCAGCGGAATATCAGTTGACAAAGGAAGATCAACCTTGGATTGATGTTGTCAACAAGATTCCTGGCGGTAATCAATATAATATTAGATACGATGGGAGTGAAAACAAGAGCGATAGAATGCCTGGGTATGTGGCTAACAGTTTGTTTAAGCAGTCTCAGACTATTCAGGCTCAAACTGCCGCCACTAAGAAGGCTGCCTCTGATTTGCAATTGACAAATGAATATAACACTTTTGCTCCGTCGGGTGAGTGGACGAAATATCTCGGTGCGGCAAAAGGCGATATCGGTCAGGCTGAAAAGCACATGATGGGTGATTGGAATAAAGATAAGAATATGCAACAGAAGTTTCCTAATTTGCATCAAGATATTGTCAGAATGTTTGCTACTAAAGAAGACCCAACAGGTCAGAGTGGTTATACTACAGCTTTGGAGAAGCAGCAGAAAGATGCTGAAGATGCTCGACGAGAAACAGAACGAGAAACTCATGATGCAGAGACAGAACGAATTTTGGAAGCTAATAATAAGTTGAAGGATGCGGCTAAGAACCGATATGAAGGTAATCTTGAACTATTGCAAAAGTATGAAGATACATCTGATCCTGCAGAAAAAGTTATGGCAAAGCAGGCTTATCGTGCTTCATTTCCTGCAAATGAAATGGCGACAATTGATTCTATCGGCACGGGTAGAGGGGATGTTGGACGAATAGCTTTTCTATTAAGAGGAGCGAACGGTCCAGCGTTAGCCGATTCTGTTAATTTCTTCTACCCAAACTTTGATAATTCGAAAGTTGCAGGATACGCAAAGGCAGTTGATAGCATGACTGCCGGTAAGGATAATATTCGGTTGAGATCAGCTGGTATCGCTGCTAAGCACTTGTTACAACTTTATCAGGGTACTACATTAGGTGCTTTAATTCCTGGTACAGAGTCACTGCATGAAAAAGAAACTGTCTACAATCAGTTGGCTCAAGAATTAGCTTCGTTTAATGCTCAATCTAACGCTCCGTCTCAGACGGAAATAGCTGATGCTAAAGAAACATTGGGCGGTACATTTTCAGCCACATGGAACGCTAAAGCATCTCTCAGAAAAGTTGCTAGTTTAATGACTGATGGTATTAATGAATATAAGACTCGATATAAGCAGGCAGCGCCGTCTCCGGCTTATGAAACAAAGTATTCTGATCTAAGTCCAGAAGCTTATGCTTCGCTTCAATTAGTTGCCGATGATGGTAAGGTTACAATAAAAGACTCTCAGGGTAGACCATACACATTTACAGAAGTAGCTCCATTAGCACGATACATGCAAGCTAAGATGGCATTAGAGAAGCAACAAGGAGCACAGTAAAATGGCTCAAAATTTAGATGACATTTTAAGAGCGACAGGTAAACCAGCCGACTCTCCCGACTCGTCTGATACTCCGTCTCCTGCGCCTGCTCCGGCTTTACAACCTACAACATTGACTAATCCAGAACATATCGGAACTTTGGATAGTGTACTTCAGCAGACGGGTAAAGCTGAAGCCGTTCCTGAAGATGTTCAGAAACAACAGGGGATTATTGAACAACTGAAGCAGGAAGTAGCCGGTCCCGGTACTGTTCTAGGAGAAGCTCCTGCAGCCGGTGAGGGTATTCGTCGAATGCTTCAGGGAGATATTGTCGGTGGAGCTAAGCAAGCGGCCCAAGGTTATAAGAAGATGGCTACCGCTTCGTTGACAAAAGGTTCAGAACAAATTGACGGACAGAAACATCCGATCTTGAAAGCTGGATTAGAATTCGCTGAAGGAATGACTTCTCCGATTAATCTTGGTTTGATTGCCGCATCTGGTGGTTTAGGAATGATAGATTCTGCGGCAAAAATTTATGCAGTGCATCAGTTGGCGAATCTCGGCTTGACTTCACAACAGATTGTAGATATGTACAATCGGTTCCCTGAGGTTAAGAAAGCTTGGGATAAGGGTGACTCTTCGAAAGTTTTGTATGAAGGAACTCATCTTTTGCTTAGCGGTGCGTTGACTGTCGCTGGTATGTACGATATGGCTGGTAAGCCGCTGGAAGTTGCTTCTCCGACAGATCGTGCTGTCGCCGGAAAGGTTGCTGAAGTAGCTGGTAAGACGGTTACAGCAGTTAAAGAAGCTCCAGGCAAAGCGGCTGCGGCTGTTAAGGGCAAATTAACAGCACCCGAAGCAGAAGTAAAGTCGAATCCTATCGAGGATTTGAAAGCTGCTTTTCCGCCTTCTAAGACCAATCCTTATGATGCTGAGAAGGCACCTCAGGTCGCTTATAACGCTCTTGCGGCTGAACACAAGCTAAATACCATACATGATCCTACAGAGGCGGCAGAAGCTCTCCAGAGCCAAATTACCAAAGCTGAAGATAAGGTTATGGAACAGGCTATTAAGCAGGTTCCAGATGAGCCTATCTTAAAGAATAACAAACCCGTGAGTGTTTGGGATGAAGTTAAGAATGAATTAGATTCTAGAAATTACGCCGAGTCTGGATTCGTTGATAAGGCTATGGACGAATTGGAAAAATTTGGTTTAATTAAGGGCAAGTCCGTGACGGTTAGCGATGCAGACAGAATTCGTCGGCAGTTGAATGATCAAACAACGGCGATAGAAAAGAAACCGGATTATCAACAAGTTCGAATTGAAAACGTCGATCCTAAGTACGCCGCTTTGCAAGTAGCAAAAGATGTGCTCAGAGATGGAGTTTACGATACGATTGACGCTCACGGTTTGGATAAAGGCGTTACTGCACGTGATTTCCGTCGAGACATTATCGGTAACTTAATTTCGTTTAAGAACGCTATGTTGGATAAGGTTTACGGTGCTGATCAGCAGGTTAAGGGAACGGCACCGGAAGCACCTGAAGAATCTTTAACACGTAGAGTAGCACGAGGCGTAGCTCCGGTTGCCGGTGCTTTAGCGGGTTCTAAATCCGGTGCTTTGGGTGCTGCGGCTGGAGCTTATCTAGGAAGAGAAGCCGGAGAAAAGCTTCTTCCGCCGCCAGAAGTTCCTGAGGATTTGACTCGATCAGAGTTGCTTGATCGTGCTTTGAATCATCCGGAAGCGGATAAGTTCGTTACAGAGACTCCGGAAGAACAGCGGATCAGAGGAAGAATTCAGCGTCCGGAAGCTCCTGCTCCTAAGGGACAGCAGGAAGTTCCTTTCGGTCCACCTGAAGTATTCGGTATGAATCAAGGTGGAGCTACGCCTTTGGAAATGCGACCGGAACAACTAGAAAAGATCAGCGGATATATTAATAAACTTAGAGAAGCTCTGAATGACCCTACGGCTACGTCTGTTGAAAAAGATGCAGCACAGCATCAAATTGAGAGAATATTTGGTGGGGCTATTCCCGAGGGCTTTAAACGCCCAAAAGGGCAGGGCGCAGCTGAGCCTGCGCCGAAATTAGTGCAAACTCATTATATTGACGTTGGCGAAGGATCAAGATTTGAGTATCCTGGTGAAATTAAAAGTCAGACAGGATTAGATACAAAAGCCATTCTGAATCATGAATTAGCTCATGCTGTATTAGCACACATGGCCGGTTTTGAAGTTCACGATATTATTAGCGGTGAACATGCGGCTGCTCAGCCTCGAACGATAGCTGCTTTACGTGTTAGCTTACCTGAGGATTTAGTTAAAAGATCGGATGGCACATTAGAGCCTAGAGGACTAAGAGAACACCTTCCTGATGTTTTATCTATGTATTTAGCTGGCGGTGCTGCGAATGAATTATACGACGGTGTTAAGATAGAAGATAATAAAGCTCTAGGAGCCGATCTTAAGGAAGTTAAAGATGCATTAGATTTGCTTGGTTTGTCAGAAGAAGAAAAAGATAAGTTTATTGAGTGGGGAATAACACGAGCTAAGGCTACCCTGTCGGACCCAGATGTAGAAAATCTTATTAATGAATTTTCGGATACACGAGAACGTGGTCTTCCTGAGTCACATCATTACAGTACAATCCGTTTGATGGAATTTAAAGATAGATTAGATAGTTTGAGAGGAAAAAATGCAAACAACCCTGAAGGAACTCATGGAGTCGGTACGGAACACAATCCGGCAGGCGAATCCGACAGAGAGACGAGTGTTGCGGCAAGCGATACAGAAAAAGCTGCGGGAACTACCGCCGACGAAGTAAAAGAAACTGATGAAGAGGCTTTTAAGAGAGAGTTATTCGAATCTTTGCGGCATCCGTATAAGCCACCGCCAAAAGGAACTGGCCCTACTGGTACTCTGGTGAATCTCGAAACAACGGAAGTTTTGCCTCCGGAGCGAACAACCGGTCAGTATGATACTCCGATCAAGGAAGCTGGTGCCATACCGGGCGGAATTTGGAAGGGTGATAAAGAATTGAATATTCCGGATATGGCTTTATTTCACGATCCTACATCTGGATCGACTTTGGCGCTACCAGTTGATAAGGTTACAAAAGAAGCTGTTCAACAACAGTTAGAAAAGAGCCGAGAACAATATAGACAGGCTGCTCAAAGAAAGGCTTCTTAAAATTACAATCAATTGCGTGTTCGATACTTTTCAAAATACTTGTTTCACAAAAACGGTTTTCCATCTGCCTTGACAGGGCTTTCCGTCTCTTGTCGTGTGCCCTTCTATCCAGCCGCATTTCGTGCTACAGAACCCTCGTCCACAGAGTTCGCAAATAGCCTCGTCGGATATCGAAATGCTGTATCGGTCTGAACAGTCACACTCCTTATTGAAGGCTTTCACGTTTCCTCCGGTGCAATCAGCGTGCCTTTCGTTTTCACCGTCTAGCACAGGACTTAGAACCTCTTCAAATCGCCAGCGGATTCCGTCTCCCACGTCATAAATCCAGCCGTCGTGTACGTCATGCAATCGTCTCAATATAGTTCTCTGAGTCGTTCCGTATTCGATGACTACTTGCCCGATTTCAAATTTTGGTTTGCCCATGCTAACTCCTTTGTTTCTGTTACGAGTACAATCAATCGTGCATTTATTGTTTTCTTTTACGTTTTGGTTTAATGAAACTCTTCTCAGGAACGTAATCCTTCCACATTTCATCCCAACGTTTTTGAGTAACGCCGCCTCCTGCGGGGGGAAATTGACACTTAATTCCACCGCTAGCTAATACATCACCGCCTTTGTTTTCCATATTCCTCTCGCTCAATCTTTCCTAAATTGATGTTAAAATGATTTGCTCGAAATTGTTTCGTCGTATCAACAGCGTATGTGTGGGCCGCTGTCAGACTGGCCGCTTGAAATTCCTCTTCTTGAATCTCCCGCTGGCCATTGTAAAACAATCTTAGGGTATAAGTTTCCATTACTCTTCCTTTGAAATGTAAGATTCTACAGGCTCGATCTCACCACGTTCCTGCTTCTTTCGTTTTGTAAATTCAACTAACTTTTCTTTCGATTCCTGCGTCATTTCTTTGCCTGGAATGATCGTGTATTTATAGTGATCCTTAGTCTGTTTCTTTACTATAGCGTCAGCGATAATTCTCATAGCTTCGGACTGACTGTAATTACCAAATGCCTCAGGTTGATCATCTATAATAATTCGGGCACTGCGGCTACCAGCAGGCCAGTTATCGGTCATTTCCCACCTGTCATCCTTCTTTGTCCAGACAATTCCTTCTATCATTTTAGTCCTTCTGGGATCGGAGCCGGATGGCTCCGGCCCCTTTTCCTCATCTACTTCTTCCGTGCCGCTTCTAGAACATCCAACATTGGGAGTGCTCCGTTACCACCAACGATAGTAGTCGGCAGATGACCGTCCCAATTCTTTGACATCATTTCAATTGTACGAAGCTGAAGAAGTTCAGGAGTGATCTGTTCCTTCTGAGACTTCAATGCTTCGGCTTCTCCCTTAGCTTGTTCGATCTTTTGTTGCGCTTCAGTCTTAATACGCTGTAGATCGTTCAAGGCTTTCTCAGCATTCTGTTGAGCAGTCACCTTAGCTTCAATACTCTGTTCGTACTGCTCAGAGAACTTGAAGTTAGTGATGCTGACAGTTTCCGCCACGATGTGATAAGGAAGTAGTCGAGTTTTGACGAATGATTCGATCTTATCTCGAACTTCTGGTCGTTTGCCAACTAATTCTTGCACGTCATATTGTGCTGTGACAGACTTGATAGCTTCAAGAATAGCTGGAGTGATCACACGGGATTCAGCATCATCGTTCAATTGAGTCAGGATTTCCGTCGCATGTGCTGAGTCAACGTGATAAGCGAACGTAACTTCAAAATTAACCATTTGAAGATCACGGCTCGAAGCCTCTTCACTTGGCTTGACAATTCTAGTTTGTACTGCCACAGGAGTAACGGTGTCTGCATAAGGCAGGACAAAGTGTGCTCCTGGTTGTAGTTGGCGTGTGGCTTGTCCGAATCGTTTGACAATACCGACACTGCCAGCATCGATTGTAGTGAAAGACAGAGCCAAGCTAAGGAAGAATAGAGCTAAGCCGACTCCCGGTAGGCTTTTGCCCAGTTTAACTTTTTCTGTCTGAACGAATGTAACAATGGGAAGCGTCACGGCTAGCACGAGTCCCACGATGAACAGAATTGCAAATAGTATGCCCATTTATTTTCCTCTCTTTGTTTAACAGCGATTTAAATTTTTAATATATGTCTATAGTTCCTTCATCTTTTACTTCAGTAATTCGATAAATTGATCCAGTTTTCTTTAACGCTTTACTTGCCGCTTCCTGAGCAGTTTTAGCCAGCACCCAATAGTGAATCGTGTCATCAGGGTAACTAGTGCTCTTATTTTTTAAACGGACACTAAATACTCGTTTCATATTTTCTCCTGTGTAAGTTGGAATCCTAGACCGGCTTTTTCGCACCATTCTTTTCGGACTTGTATATCGGAGCCGATCCGAGTGTATCGATCTGTTATGTCTCCGGCAGCATGACCGGTCCAAAATTGAATCAGAGTATGCGGCACATTATTAGCTTCAAGATGTGTCACACGGAAGCGACGGAAAGCATGAAATGCCTCTTTAATTCCAAGCTTGTGCATCCGTCGAAGCACCGTCGAGTAGACCAGTGGCTTACTGTCATTTTGAAACAATAAGCCACTCTCTATGGGTCTACGTCGCAGGAAGGAATTTAATTCTGGATGAATATCGACCTCTCGTATGCCTGCTTCAGTCTTAGGCATCGGTTGAATTTCCCCGTTTTGCAAAACAGTGCTCCGAATGCTCAAAGTAGCCTTATCCGGATTCCAGATGTTTAGACCGGTTCCCTGTCCTGTTCCTAAAGCCAGCGCCTCGCCGATTCTAAGCCCCGTTCCGGCTAATAGGCTGTAGAGTGCCTTATCCGCTTCCTGCGCCTGTCCTAGAGCTTCCTGTAGCGTCCCAGAGGGCATTATCGGAGCATTTAGGTTCGCCTTAGAGATCAAAGGGGCATCGATAAAGTCAGCATTCCAGGTCCGGTTATATGTCCGGTTGCCGTTTTCGTCTACGGCAGACGCTACTACAGCCTTCAGGAGACTGAGGGTAGCTGTTACGGTGCTCGGAGCCAACTCTTGTGAAATGTCGGCTATGAACTGCCGTACGACGCCATTTTCAATGTCTTTAAGGTCCATCTCGCCAAGTCTAGGAAGGATGACACTATCTAACCGGTTTTGGAAGGTCTTTAGCGTAGCTAAACGGGCGGGGGCACGCTTTCGGTTAGCGATTTGACGGATGAACCTTTCAGACTGTTCGCTTAGCTTCATAAACAAAGAATAGCACGCTCTAGATAGCTTGTCAAGTTTATTTTTTAAATTCTCTGCACACCGGGCATGGTTGAATCCAGTGGTGAACAGCGCAAGGCTGCATTTGCCAGCCATGCGGACCATCGTGATTATTCGGCAGAAGACAAGCGTCTCCATCAGGATACTCTCTACAACCGCAATATCTCCGTTCAAGTTTTTGATAATCTTTTTCAACTAGACCGAGTGCTTGTGAGTGCCGTAAATACTCCATGATTCGATTTCGTTTCTTATTTTTAGCTTCAAGCAATTCTTGTGGAGAAATTTCGGGAAGTTCTCCTAGGTCCATTAGTACATCTAGCGTGGCGAGAATATCGTTAACTTCAGCACGTAACAACGCTGTATTATCATATCTCTTGCCAGTTGTCTGACTTGTTGAGAAATGTCCGAATTGCATTTGTTTAGCAGCTTGTTGAGCTACTTCGGAACATTCTTCTATTAATTTCAAAAGATAAAACTGTTTGATGCTAGTCATGCTTTAATCCTTTCTATCATATTGTCAAAATCTTCTTTAGTGTACTCTGCTCCCCCATCAGGACCCCGTTCGGATTCTAAGAATGCAACAATGGTTTTTATTTGAGCGTTGAGGCTCCCATTTGTTACGTGTCCGTCAAAAGTAATTCCAGCTTTATGCAATTCTTCTCTCATATGCCGAACCATTTTGTCAAGTAAATTCGCAAATGTGATGCTCCTACTTGAATAGTCGCCCATAGTGGAGCAATGTTATCCGGTCGGAAGATACCGTGAATCGGACAGAACAGGAACTCAAGAATATTACTCATCTTTTCTTAACGTTTTTCTTGGCGTTATCACTTCCTAATTGTTGCAACGAGAGAACCCAAAGAGCTACTTCACTGCGGAAATCGCCTCGACCGATAGATATGATCAGTCTACCTGCGACATAACTTACAAGTTCATCTGTGGTCATATCTTTTAAAGGTTTCATTTGCCTGCTAGTGCCAACACCTTAATAACATAGGCATCAGCTTCCTCTCCGACGCCGTCGTAATGTTGGATGCCGGATTTCATACCGTATTGCTTGATCATACCAGCTAATATCTTCGTTCCGATTTCCATGCTTTGTCTAGAGTTAAACAGGTTAATCAATGAGAAATCGTACGCTTTGGATTGTACGTCAACGTTGATTTGCATTAAGCCTACAGCGCCCTTTTTACTGATCGCCAGTGGGTTACAGGAACTTTCTACACTGACTATAGCTGCGATCAAATTTGCCGGTACTCCAGTTTTGAGTGAGTTCTCGGCTGTCATTTCAGCAAGAGTTATATTACCACAACCTGCCTTGCCGTAGATTTTAGCTGCATCGAAGAAAGCTTGCCGATACGCAGGAACATCATACGGACTAAGATTCACCACGGCAGGCTGAGTAAATGCCGGGATAAAAAATATACTCAAGATAACAAACGGGAGAATCGGGACTAATTTTCTCATGTGCTCTCCTTTGATTTACGGTTGAGTAGGAACGTACCCTTGAATTCCTTGACTAATCCAGCCATGCGTTATGTCGTATTGATATTCGGTGTAATTAGCTGTGTAGAAAAAGTTGGAATTGCCGTTAGTCTCTATGTATATGCGATAGAGAGGTACAAGTGGCGTGTAACACGGACTGATGCCACCACAATAAGTATTTTGTGTAGGCATAATGTTACCAACTAGTCCTGCTGGTATCCACCCTACGTTCTCCGCATTTTGTATCTCAGTGCTGTTGTCGGTTAGTAGCCACGCACCGTTTGACGGATAGCCGTTATTGCAGCACGACATTCTATATAGTGACAAAGCACTACCTGCTGGCTGAAAGGCTACCCCATGGTCATAAGACCAAAAACCGATCCCTTCATATCTGTAATCATATGGCCAGATACTTCCTTCGTCACGTGTTTGACTCCAGTAGTGTGTGCCGTGACTAGGAGAGTAGGAGCGGAAAACGGGAACTCCACCTAGGCGAATTTCAAATCCGAAGGTGTCAAAGTTTTTCCATGTTCCATTAACAAGTGTTTGAATTTGTGCGTAGTAATCTCCCGGCTCTTCATCATCAGCATAAGCAAACCAACCGGCAGGAATGGTTATCTGACCATTTCCCGTACCGCCGACGGTTAAAGCACGACAAGACCCATTGTATCCGAAACAATTTTGTTCTTTACCAGAGGCGTCAAAGATCATAACACCTGTTTGACTTTGTACGAATCCTCCGGATGGGCGCTGGTTAGGTGTTACAATTAGGTCGACAAAATTTCCAGCTTCTTCAACAAGTGGCTGTACGATATTGCTAGGCGTGATTACTCCCGCAAGTTGCGTCTTGCAGCCGCAAGATGTGAGTATGCATACAAAACTAACCGTATCGGCCACATCCACATTAGTTAACGCAACGTATCCTCCACCGTTGCAAAATTGCGGATACTGCTTACCGGATTCATCTTGTAGTGGTCCGAACGTTTTTTGAAGGTATCCGGCCCACTGTGAATTATAACCGGTGCCTGTCGTACCCCACGTAAAAAACCATTGCCCCGGAGTCATACCGTCAGCTGATATAATTAAACCCGAGTTGACAGTAACAGCTGGCGGTGTGACTCCCACTTGAGCACCCGACGTTGTCGGACCAAACGTTGTTTCACTGCCGTAGGTTGTACCGCCTGACTGGTAGAACTTTCCAGTTACACCGTTTATTGCATCGGCACGGAAAACTTCTGGAATGTCCACAATTTCAAATTCAGTGTAAACGTCAAAACCGCCTCGGCCTTGGGCCTCCTGTGCTTGTACAGTAGATGGCGGTGCGCCGCCAACACACCCAGTGCCTTCACCATTTAGAAAGCAAGTGCCTAATCCGGTGCCATTGATAGGTGGGCAGGTAAATCCTGAGAATAGAACGAAAGACAGCAATGCTAGTAACGTTAACGGTAATTTAGTTTTCATTGTCCCTCCAGGGCAGCTACTGCGATTTTAGCCGCATCTGTGTCTGATAGTTTGAATGTTTCGGTCAAATAGTATAGCAATTTAGCCGCCTCGATATTGGTCAATCCTTTTTTGGCTCGCAAAATCTTATGAATTTCACTTGTACGGCTGACACCACTATCTTTGCCTTCAATTTGATCAGTATGTGCCAATTGACGGTGCTCCCATAGCTTTTGTGTAGTCCACTCACCAGGAGCCATTTGATAGCCAGGGTTAAAACGTTTCTGAAGAATCATGTGATCTTCCAGATACGCTGCCGCCATCGGGGAGAGGATATGCGTAACTTCATTGGGATTTTCTCCAGACTTTGGTGTTAGATCACCGAACACCTTCATAGGTGAAAGATACATACGGCTGGTTCGCAATTGCTCTTGGCTTAGCTTAGCATACTCCGGCATACCGAGTATCTCAACCAAGTGGTTATGAAAGGTGACGATTTCTTCTTCAGTCACGCCTGGACCACCAGCTTGATACCGTGCTTCGGCATTTTGCAGCGCCTCTTGCAAATGAGGCACACCGTAGAAATCGGGGAGCGGCGGTGTTTGCGCCAGCAGGGAAGCTCCGAACAACATGATTATTGTCAGTAGGATAGTTTTCATGTTTCCTCAGTTTATAGAATGTATATTTCTTGCGCCAGGATCACTCGGGCATTCTTAGTGAATCCTCCGTCTCCAATTCCTTGTTTTGTAGCCTTGCGATATCTAACTTTGAAAACTTTATAAATTGAGCGTTTTTCTGGTAACTCTCTTTTGCATAAAACTTCATCATACCAACGAACACATTGGTAGGCTTTTTCTCGTGTAGCATAGATGTGAAATCCTTTATCGGGACCGTTACCCTCTGCTTTGAGCCATTGATTCCCAGGATTCAGCGTATCCATGTACGCAGAGTACAAAACGCCATTATAAATACGATAGACTTTATAACCATAACCACTTGGTGCAGGTTTCTTTGGACTAACTTCTTCTAGGCACATTTATCTCCATCCTTTTCTAATGCACGCTTCCGGCATCGTGCAGTGACTATAAATATAGTTCAAAATATCGATCTTGTCAACCATCTCCACGATATAAATTCGTGCTGGTCCGTCTACGGAAATTCCTCGTATAATCGCACGATATTCCTTGTTGGGATACGAAGGACCTAGACTGTGAATAATTACCTGTTCACCTTCTTCGTATTTCATCGTATCTCCTTAAAGTTAGACCGGTACTCGCCGAAAGTGGCGGTTCTGCCGCACACCTTCACTTTCCCGGTCCGGTTTAGAGTGCGAATCCCCCTGCGTCCTCGTTTGTCTTGGGCTGGAACTGAGCCTCGACAACATCCACAGCCGCTACCAACGCACTGACGATTTTAGTAGCGTACTCCGGATTTGTGTTCTGACTCGCCAACTTACCGACAACTCGGATTGCCTTGAGCGCCTTTTGAACTCGGGCCGTGGCTAGCCGGGTGAATCGCTGCTCTTTTGTTTCTTTTTCCATGTTGTCCTCTATTGTTAGATTATCAAACCCTGTCGGGTTTGTCAAGCTTTATTTAATATATTTCTGTGTTCCCGTTTTTATCTGGATGATCTCGTTTCCACTCTCGGTGTAGTTTTAGAAAGTATGCTTTTTCATATAAAATTTTATACATATAATAGCACAGTTCACAAACTTCACCGAATTCCACAGTGCGATAATTATCTACTGACGGCAATGGGTATTTGCAATCTGGATTGCCGCATTCACCAGGACAACGCTCTAATAGTTGATCTATCAGACGGGAATTTACTCGGAGTATTTCTCGATCCTTCGGAGTCAACTTTTTAAATTCAAAATCATAGATCATTTAACTATTCACTCGACGTATCCACCCATTCAGAAATTCTCGATCCTGTGGCTTATCGTTAGCGATACCGATAGCATATGTAACTAGAGCCGTCTTGTACGTTGTCAACAAATTTGCAGGATCAATTTGATTCAAGCAGGCTAGGGTATGGGGACCGAAGTCGCAGTCCACCTGGACGCCTAGGAGAATCTGAAGCAGCTTGACGGCCTCACCTACGCCGAACAAAACGCCCATGTCGAATAGTTTATCAGCTACAACTTGACTGTCGATTTGACTGTACAACGCTTTCCAATAGTGCTCTGCGTAATATTCAGTAGCTTGTTCTGGAGTGATATCCTGAATATTTACTCCGGGCATATCCTTCTGTGTGATACCGTACTTTGTAGGACCACCAGAGTCGTTTTTGTTATCGACATACCCACCCTCATTAATAAGAGTCTTAGCTATCGATATCTTGCTGTCTGCCATCTTCTTTCTCCTTCTTATCTAAACGATTCCACAAAAATTTGACCCTTGCATTTGCCTCTTCCAACGTCTTTCCCGTCCTGGTTAAATATACTATCAAACCAGTACAAACTTGACAATTATCTGCAAACAATTGCTGCTCTTGAGTAGACGGCAGATAAACTCCATGTTGGCATTTCTTACCCGGCTCGATATTAGGTACCCAACCGCTGACTGGTATTACAAGATCATCTCGACTAAACATTAACCCTCTTTGATTCGCAATTTAAGTGCATTTAAAAATTTCTTCCAAAAATCGCTGTGTTGTTTCAAAACACGCTGACAGAAACTAATCTTTCTAGGTAAAATTGGCTCTGGTTTCGGCTCAGGAGGATCGTAGCCAATACCACCGAAACCATTTGAATAAACTTGACGACTTGAATTAGAATAGGGCGTATAACTGAAGCGATAATTTCCCTGTTCAGTTATTCTGTCCTGCTTTTGTTGCGCCTCTATTTCAGCAGCTTTCTTAATCAGAGCTTCTTTGAACTCATCAGACCACGGGACGTTTGTTTTCTCAGTCGATTCCATTGCAACTCCCATGTGCTGGATGCAATTTGGCTTTTCTAAATTTTAATTCTGCGGCGACTTCATCGGCATAATACGTGATTGAATATCCACCGGCTGATTCCGTGTGACTACACATCATAAAATGAAACATATCCTGATTAATCTGTTGAAGCTTTTCCGTCTCGACGCCTCTAACGTGCGCTATTATACTTTTAGGCTTAGGACAATCCGTCAGGATGATTTTTCCCGGCATAATGATTCCTCAAACTCTTTACGTTCTTTGTCTCTTAAATCCATGAGCATTTTAGCGGCTGTCGTATCGATTAGTTCTCCGGCTTCGAACCGATCTAGTATATCTTTCCAGCGATCAAATCTTGCATGATCTAGGAGCGGCTTATGCATTCTTTTCTTTCAAACGTTTCCAGGTGCATTCCTGCGGATAAGCAAGATAATAAGCAGTCCGATAGACGACTCTATTTGAAGTATCCAACCGAAACTCTTCATCATTTACCATCACGGGCACCGGGTCCGAATAACGGACGACTTGACGCTCATTAGGCTCTTCTGATTTTCGTAGCCGGTCGTAAACTTCATCCCGCTTATGCTTGTCAAAATATTGCAACGTTGTAATGCCTTTCATAGCTTAAATCCTCCCCACGGCTCGTCATTTATTAAATCAGCTGCAATCAAGACTACAACGATCAGAAGAACACCAAACACGACAGCCCATTGTGGAACAGTTAACGTATCCCAATTCATGTTAGGTCTATGTAAAAATATTTTCGTCTTAATCCATCCCGGTCGCAGCTATTGCACGGTCGTCTAGTTTTTCTTATTTTAACAGTGTAAATTCTTGCTAACTTCTCCTGCCACATACGTCGAGAAAATTTATTCAACGTATTATCGGACTGAATTTGCGTAGCTCCGATGCTCCTGGCTGTTTCAATCAGAGCTATGTAAAGATGAATTCCGTGTCCTTTATTTCTAAACTTTTTGAAAATTTCTGTGGAACTAGTTTCGAAAATTTTATGTCTTTTGCTTATTAAATTTAACGAACCGTGCCCAATAGTCACTCCGTTCAAAAAGAACCCCATCGTATCATAGTTCCACTTACCTCTCATATCTTTAATAGAGGTAATTAATTTATGCTCCGGAGTAGCGAAAATACTAGTATATTTTCTCACTAGTCCCACTCCATAGGAGAAGGCGAATAGTTCTCAGCAATCGCTTCAGGAGTTCTATTCGCCTCTGCTTTTGGGCAACGGCACTTATCAGATTTACAGATATGACTTGCAAGTCTATCTCTACGTTTTGCTTCTTTCTCGTCTTGATAAACTTGCGCTTCGTAGTCCGCTTCGGCTTCAGCTGCAGGACCACGAGCCTGATACTTATCCGGATGAGCCAAAAACTGCTCAAATTCAACTGGACCATAGTCAGTGTACTCGACAGCAAACAAACGCTGCCAACGATTGTGAAGTTTTCCCTGATTGTTGATCACCCGAGTATCCGGCTCGTCTTTGTGAAAACCGTGCCAGATATTGTGCAAGTGACCGTGAATGTTCAAATAAGTATGTTTCGGCAATGATTGTGCCGGTCGATGCGTGATCCATGTGTGACGGAAGATCATCGCATCTACGGCGATATCAAAGCCATTCTCCATCCACCACAAAGACGGATGCTTATCATGATTACCACGTACAAGCACCTTTCGACCGGGCAACAGTGGATAAATCTGACGCCAGCCATCAGGCTTGCCGATGAATACGTCGCCAACGTGGATGACCATATCATCAGCCTGAACCTTATTTTGCCAGTTCCGAATGATCAACTCTGTGAAGTTGTCCGGACGACGGCAGTAAGTGGCGATCTTATCGTGATTAAAATGTGTGTCGCTGATCAACCAAGTTTTCATTTGCTCACCGCAATGTGCTTTCTCGTTGCTCGTTTAACTCTTTCCTTAATGTATGCCTTGAGTGCTTTGATCAAATCCTTGTTATCGGCCTGAGAGTCACAGGATCGAACATGTCCAGAATTAGTACTCGGCTGGCATCCGGGCGTTCCGCACCAAAACAAATGACCACCACGCTTAGCTTTCGGCCAGTTGTTTTTGCAACCTTCGCATGTCGCCTGAGCTATCAGTTTTTCCAAACTCATTTTGAATCCTTGGAGATAAACTTTCTATTCTGTGTACTCCAGTAATGACAGTTTTTATCGGTAAAGCTTTGAAACCAACGTTCTTCTATGGTAATTGTTTCCAACCAACGAGTAGTTCCATCGTCACACTGAATTGGAAACCATGCAAACTTTTTACGACGGCGTGTATCGCCCTCTTCTGGAAGTACAGGTGTCGTCCACTTCATTGCTTGACCCTCGCTAGAACATAGTCTAACACAGCCGGATCGCCAAAGTCAAATGAAATCATCGCTCCAAGCTCCTGCTGAATCTTCTGATCGACTTCTAAGGCTCGGGCCTTGTCCTGATACCGGCCTTCCTGAACGTACGGCTTATCTCCCCGTCGAATGAATATGTTCTCGTAAGCGAAATCTTGATTGTACGTCTGACTCAATAAACGCATTGCCGGTTTCAAATGTTCTGGCGAGTAAACGATGCTCAGATCAACCGGAGAATCCGTGACGATGTTCTTGATACCATTCTTCAGAAACCGATACTCGTACTGCATTTGCTTCGCCATAATATAAATCTGATCATAGTGATCCACTGGTCGCTTAGCGTAAGCCCACGCCTTAACGTATTCGTTGACGTGTTCAACACTGACAAGACGACGCTTCAATTCCGAGAACAGCCACGCCGCTGTTGTACTCTTGCCACTCCCCGGCCCGCCAAACAGATTAATTCTCACTTTATTTCCTCTACTTCAACTAGTGTCAAAAGATCAGCAGGAATTCCTAAATCTTTGATGACCTTTTTTCCGTTTGAAATGGCTTCTTCCAACTCCCATACTTTGACGACAATTTCCAAATTTACGCCTGCATACCAGTAACCTACGTTTTCCGGATGATTGTATCTAAAAGCACGTTTAGAAAATTTACACCGGAAACTTGTCATAAACTATTTCTCCACAAGCCAGTCTGCTCTTTCAAAAAGTTCGAAATTTCATCCAAGCATCCAGCGTCGAATTGAGCGGCGTCATTAAAATGTACGACATATTTACGCCACGCACCGCTGAACACGATTATTCCAAGCTGTGATCCATCTTGACTATTGCTGATGTTCCAACGCTTGGTCTTTCGAGTCTGATTCGGAATTTCTGTAAAGCTTATGTAGCTCATTTTTCCTTTCAATTTCTCAGCAAGTAACAGATTAAAATTACGTAAGATACCATTCCTAATACAAATCTGCCGTCTGCGTTGAATAGCATTTTTATTAGAACAGCAATCACGGCGAACGAAAACGGAACTAATATCATTCCTAAACCGATCTTTTCTCTTAACTTCAGCCTCATTAAGCTCTCCGATCAAGCTCGAAATCAGACAGGTGATTAGGGTCCTCTTCTTGAGCCGGAATCGAGGCCATCGATACGATAGCCTCAGGAATAATAGCCTTTACCAACCCTATACCGGCTTCGGCCATATCCTTAAGCTCTAGCATCGCTTCATCGTAAGCAGCTAGAAGCTTATCGACTCGGCTCATGTCTCCAATATGCAATCCGGCGGCTCGATTGTTCCGGATGGCTTGGATCGCCTCTTCCGTAGTCTCAATGTGGACTTCCTTAACCTGCTTACCCATGCTTGCTCGTGCTGTCTTGCTTAATTCAGGCATTTTCTTCCTCTATTCTTTTAATTTCCAGCAGAACCTGCTGTCGATTAGGTTCTCAAAGAGAAGCTTCTAATGCATACAGCCGTTCAAGTTCAGTCATTTGTTCTCACTTTTAAAGTCTATCAAACTTTCAGAAGATTGTCAAGCTTTATTTTCTGAAATTTTCTTTAATTTCTCTGTAGATTCATCTAGCCATCGTTGTGTACTTTTTAAGTATTCACACGCTTGACTAAAGCTATTTGTGGCACTTTGCAGGTTTAAAAGTGTCTGATAATGTTTCGCATTAGCACGCTCAGTCTTTAAAAATTCTAATGCATAGGAGAATACGCTTCTTTTAGTAAAATCAACTTGGTACTCTTTTAGAAAATCTTCTAAATCTTGTCTATCTTTTCTTTCATCTACCATCATAAATCCTTTATCACTTTATTTAAAATTCTGCCAATGTTTCTTTTGAAGCTCCCAAGGGTGTCCAGCTAATACACCGGTTCCGAGAAATCTTGCTGACAAAGCTTTAATCTTCTTACCACCATAAACAGCGGCCACTGACATGAACGCTTCCATTTCACAGCCTGATGTAGAATTTAAACCTATGACAAGTTTCTTTCGGACTTCCCAATGTTTGTTATAATACACTTTATACTCAACTTCCCAAACATTAACTCCGGACCATAACGGGTCCCTTTTATGGCTTAATTCTACCATCGCCGATAAATTCCTTTCTTAATGGCTTCCTGATCATTTAATACATCCGGCTGCATTTGCTCCCCGCATTCACATTTCGGTGCAGGCGCATCCTCTTTGACAGGCTGACGAACACGACATTTAAGGCAAATGTAGTTCATGAGTCTCCTAATAATTCAAAGGACAATCTTTGATTCTCTCGTTGAATCTCGCCTCTAACTTGCATTAAAATATAGCCTAGTTTATTCTTACCACGTCCGTTGCAAACTCCCCAATAAATATCACCCCACCAATTCGTTTCGATTAACTCTTCATTCCGTGTTTCCAGAAAAAGTTTTCTTAATTCAGAGTCTTGAAATTTTGCCCGAAGAACTTGTAGCATAATGCCGTCTTTAATACTATCCCAATCGGGAGCTAAGTGTTTAAGATGTTTCTTTCCGCCTAATCGTTTAGCATCGGCAGGAGTCCCTGCACGATAGATCGTCTCCCGTTCTAATTCGTCGGTTGTTTTCTCCGACTGGTAAGCGTGCTCAGCCGATCTAAGAATTCTATCCCGCCATTGAATCGGATAGACATAGAAATTCGATAAGAAACCGTATCGACCTGTGAATCCGTTGATCATTTTATAACCGGTATCCTTCTCCTAGATAAATATTAAGTGCCTTGGAACTTATTCCCGAATCTGGATGGACCTTCGCTTTCGGTACATAATAACCGTGAGGGCCGTCACAACAGCATGTTATTTCTGGGAAAATTTCGACGGGTAGATTGTCGTCTAGGCCTTCTAAAACTTTTCGAAGGTCGCCAACTGACATAGTTTCTTTTCCATTAGGTAGTATCATCGGCAAATTTGTCCTGTGTCGAATTGTTCACACTGCGCCTGATAGGGAATATCTCGAAATGTATCGTCTCCTGAATCGGCTGCTCCGCAAACATCCACCTTGGTAATTCGACCGTCACTGTTTCTTCGGACAGGAACGCCAGCTTGAATGCTAGACTGGCGGCAATCCAGTGGCAAAGTTAACATCTTAGCTGGTGCGGCACTCAAAGCTACTATAAATAAAATCCAAAATAAGACTATCAAAAATGCAAACAGAAGTTTAAAGATATGGATCATATGCTCCCTGCATAAACAAATCAAACAAGACTGCTTTGTGAGCGATCCCGTGGCTATTCATCGGATGCTTCACGTGTGACATCTCATGCAAGACGACTATAAAGCAATACTCTGGAATCTCTCGGAGACATTCGTTGATTAGAATTTCTCCGTCGACGGTAAACTCTCCGTAAGTCTCCACGTCTAATTCTTTGTCGGTATCAAATTTAATCGTCACGGGGGGAAGTTCATCGTTAAAATAATCTTTGTTGAATTTACGAAAGGCTCGTTCCAAATCCTTGTTAATTAGCCGCACGAGTCCACCCTAGTCCTAATCCAGTTTGAGGATCGATACCTAGAAATTGTTGCTTTGGTCTAGCCTGATTTCGTGCTTGTTTTCGTTCAATGTACAAATCATTGCTACGTGGATTCTTTCTTTGATAAGATGGCTTTTTCTGTCCTGTACGTTCATCTTTCATTTATCGATCTCCAATAAAACGAATGCATGAACTCTTCCACAATGACCAGCTGATCTGTAATTATTAAAAGTATGAACCCTAAAACCACGATTAGCATACGCCTCAATTTCGAGTTCCAGTTTAGATGTTCCTTCTGTGGTATCTATTAAATGATCAATTATGACGTATCGTTTCATTAATCGCCCTTAGGAAAATTAGGGAGTTTCCGTTTTGGAAACAGAATTTCCACTGAAAAAGAAGCTTGTTCAACCATTAACGAGCCGTCCATCTTTGACAAAACACGAGCTAAGTTTCGACGCATATCGGAAACGGTCACGTCTTTTAAGTTAACTGTCAGTCTAGCCATCACGACCTCACTTTTCTAGAATAGCAAACTTGGGTTTATTTGTCAAGCATTATTTTTTGATAATATTCATACATCAATTCCGGACGGTATTTCACTTGAAGGGCGCTAGATAGGTGAAAAGTCGTGGCACCTTTAATCTTCGATCCTGGTCGCCAGCGATAACCTTCGTTCCAAACAGGACGCATATTTTGATGTAACACTCCAGCTACATAGACATCTTCAGCCGGAGACGATGCGACTAAGCCGTTTGCGACGGTAATCATAGCTCGCTGATTTAACCAATAACCAGCTCCACCGCTAGCAAATTGAATCTTCTGACCTTTAAATTGAGGTAGAGTGCTATTCAAACTTACTGGAAGAATGTCTTCATTAAATGCGCCCATATAATAAAACGATTCGAATCCACTTTCTAGGAGACGCTTTGGATTAGCGACCGTGTCTGTGTCACATTTGAAAAGAAAATCATAATTGTTAGCTGCAGCCCATCGACAAATTCCTCTGGTCTTAACAGCTAAATTATCATACGTGTCTAAACAAGGAACCCATACTTCAAGATGATTTTTAGGCTCACTCAATCCGCCAATGAAGAAACGACAATCTACGTCCATAATAGACAAAGCACCAAGCCACGTGTCAAGCATAGCCTGATGCAAGTTTCTATTTGCTGCACAGCTTTCAATAGCTATTAAAATCTTCATTGGGTTTTAATCTCCGGAATCCACTGTGTCTTATATTCTACGATAGGTGCTCTGAAACGAGATTCAGCATCGATAGCACACTCACGAGTACAATCGTGTTTTTCCCATATGTAGTCTAAAGATGGTCTAGGGTTATGAATAGCCTTGAAAAATTCTAGAGCTATATTTTCTCTTGACCACGATTTGAGCCATTTAATTTGTACATAATCGGTATTGTTAGCATGTTTTCTGGCGACCATCATTTTACCAGGGTCCGCAATAGCTAACTGATCAGCTAATCTCGCTTCTCTAGCGAATACGCTATCTTCTCCATAAGTTACATCTAGAAATGGGTGTTTTTCCCACCACGACTTCAAATAACATTGACTTGTACCGGATGCTAAATAAGGTGGTCCACCTTGATTCCTATAAAACAATCCAGTTGCTTCATCATAAGAAATTGTAACATTATAGCCTGTGACAGCTTTACCGGTAAAAGCAAGACGTTCAACTTGTTCCTCAATCCTATGTGGCGAACTCCAATCATCATCATCCAAATTCGCCACGATTTCTCCAGTGGCTATATCCGCTCCGATATTTCTTTTTGTGCCGGTGGGTGTTCTTTTTTCCAGTTTATAATATTTAATGCGATCATCTGCTGGCAGGGATAAAGTTTGTTCGCCATCGTCCACAATAATCAATTCTACATTTGAGTAAGTCTGTTGAGTAAAACATCTCAGAACTATAGGCATGTAGCGTGCCCGATTATAAGTCGGACAAACGAGGCTAACTTTCGGGAGCGACATTCGGTTCTCCGCTATGGACCCTCATGATCGTGGGAGTCCACGAAGCATTGATCGCTTTGACTAGATTACCAGTTCTATCTACATATGTCAAGCTCTTTTTATAGTTTTCTTCTATCACAGTTTGTCGAGATTGGTAGAAGTCTGGTGTCAATGAAGCGATAACTTGAAAAAGGTCTTTATAATCTTTAATGGCTATCACGCCGTCCGTATTAAAAAATTCGCCTACTCCATCCTTATCAAAGGATCGAGGGCAACCCCAATAAATCGGAATCGTCTTAGTTGCAAATGCATCTAACAATTTCTCAGTAAAGTAATTGTGCCGGTAAGCATTTTCAATCACGATAGTATATTGGAATGGTACCAACATTTCTCGTTTATTAAGAAGATATGGCGGTGATTGATGTTTCGTTATTGGAATTCTATTGATGGACGGCGGAAGTCCTCTGAATATTCTGTGCCGCAACTCATAGCCAGGACAACCGGTCTTAGAACTTGTCAAATAAGATATGGCGAATTTCTTCTGACTTACATCGGCTTCCTGAGTCCATACCGAACCTGGAGCAAAGAATCGAGCGTTACCGCATTCGCTCAGTACCATGTGATTCCAAGTCAAAATCAGATCATAAAATTTATGATTCTTGATCAGTTTCTCTTCAGTGCCGGGTATAATTTCATCAGGTTCCATCTGCCAGAACACTTTATAAGGAGTCGTATCAGAGAAATTAAAAATGTCTACAGAAACAGAGCATTGCCAATTCAGATTAGGCAACTTAACATCATAGTTAGCGTAGATAACAGGTGTATATCCAGCGTCATTTTGCATTTCGGTACATCTCCCGCATCCACTGATGCCCTTCACGAAGCGGAGTTGTGTAGCCCTTTCCCTTGACTTCTCGATAGTGCCATGAGATATCTTCGGGAAAATTCATCGCTTTAATTTCACCTAGCTCTATACCGGGTCCTAAGACTTGACCAGCATACATACCAACAGACCAATGATCGAGTCTAGCATTAGATATTACTCGTGCTGCTTTTTCAGAAACAAAATAACCAACCCCAGGATCAGGCCAAGCATAGAGAGGATGTCCGTAAATTTCATACGGAGTTTTGGTTCCTAGGGGAATTCCCACAGGACGGAATGATCCACAGAAATCGAACTTTTCAAATCCTGACTGCATCAACTTTTGTGGTATCAGGAATGTATCATTTTCACACAAAAATGTAAAGTCGTAAGCTCGATTTAAACCCCATCGGATAATTTCTTTAGTCAAGAATTGCCAGAAATCTTCACAACATCCTTCTTGTGAATGAAAAAATGGATGATTGCATGTTCTATTCTGTTGCCACGGAATGCAGGTTTCGTCTCGCTTAGGACAGAACTCCGGTCCACGCCGACCAACAAAGAAACGTAATTCGGCACCAGCTGCTGCGACATCTTTGCCCCACGTTTCTCGGATAACGTCATGACTACCGTTGCCTGCGTCTCCGTCGTAAGACAAAACAGCTATCAAGGTTTTCATTTCTGATAATCCTTGATCACCTTAGCTACATACTGAATATCTTCGTCTGTCAAGCCTTGATGAATACCGATAAAGAATCCTCTTTCAGCCAATCCCTCTGCTTGATAGTGTTTAGATTCCTCACGTGGAAACAATTTCTGATAAACGGGTTGACTCAACAGAGGAAACATGTATCTCGTCTCGACTCCATTTCGTTCTAGGTAAATAAGAAAATCGTTTCGTGTCTTTGTATGAGACTTAACGACTATCGGATACATCATAAAAGAGTGCGTCATGTTGTTTGGAATTTTTGGAAGTTGTAACCAATTTACGTCTTTAAGAAGATTAGTTAACAGCGTGGCATTTTTTCTGCGTCGGTTGATATTTATTTCATAATTTTCTAATTCAGATAGAGCGATAGCTGCTTCCAATTCTGTTGCTCTATAAGAGTAACCCACTCGGTCGAATTGATATCGACGTTCAACCATGTCTGAAATATCCGCAGGATTATCATCATCGTCTATTGTGATGTAGTCTGTGCTGCGACCATGATTCATTAGGCTGCGGCATATGTCGTATAGTTTAGCATTCGATGTAGTCACAATGCCGCCGACTCCACCGACAATCAAATGAGCAACATAAGTACTGAAACAAGCTAAGTCTCCAAAACTTCCAACGGATTTACTGTTCTGAGATGCAAACATAGTTTCGCAAGAATCCTCAAGAACTTGCAATCCATGAGACTTAGCTTGAATCATTATGTTGTACATATCTGCTGGCAAACCAAACAAGTGAACCGGTAGGATACACCGAGTTCGATCAGTGATAGCTTTGGAAATTTTATATGGATCGATATTATAGGTTTCAGGATCGACATCTACGAAGACTGGCTTAAGATTATTCTGGAGAACTATATTTGACGTAGCGATAAATGTCGTGGCCGGAACGATCACCTCGTCGCCATCTTTGTATCCATAGACTTCTTTCAATGCAGCTAAAGCGATTTGTAAAGCCGATGTTCCACTGTTACAGAACAAAGCATGTTTAACTTGATGTAATTGAGCGAAATCTTGTTCAAAACGATCCGTGAACCGTCCCCGACTAAGTCGGTTTTCATTAAGAGCCTCATTTACATAGCGCTTTCCTTGTTTACTGATGTTCAAATAACCTAAAGTAATTTTTCTCATCGAGGCAATTTCTCCCTAAATTGAAGAACAGTTGGACCGTTATCGTCTTTTACAGAAACAATCGGATGCTTAATAGGCCATCTTACGTCTATAAATTTATCATTCCAACAAATTCCGTAGTCTTTAGCCGGATCGAATAACTGTGTGCATTTGTACTCTATTTCGATATCCGTCAAAGCGGCGAAACCACGAGCAAAATACCACGGTGCCCAAACCTGTACACGATTCTCAGCCGACACTAACGTACTTTGCCAATCTAAAAATGTCGGTGACGATTGCCGTAGGTCTACAGAGACAAACCACGCTATGCCCTTAGTAACCTTCATCAACTTTCCCATCTCGGGTTGAAAATGTAACCCTCGGATGGTTCCTTTAACAGATGATGAACGGTTGTCTTGGACGAAGGACGAAGGCAAACCTAGTCTCCAGAATTCGTCTGAACGATATTCTACACCGAAAAATCCTCTCTTGTCTTCCAAGACTGGCTGAGACGAGATGACTTTAACTTCGCCCTGGAAATATTCTTCAACAATTTTAAACGGCATAAAGAGCCTCATGCCACTTGATTGTACGTATTAAACCCTGCTCTAAACTTATGTAAGAACCCTTACTGAATTCTTTTTCCGCTAAACTGATATCCATCACCGTACCCTCAGGAGAACCAACAAGTTCTTCAGCTTCATGATGAATTAAAACTTTGGCTCCAGTTATCTTAGCTATCAATCGAACCACATCAAACATACTAGCCGTCATAGGAGAACCAACATTATATACTTGTTCTTTGCCGTGTAAACAAATTTGCCACAAAGTTTCTATAGCGTCTCTTATATAACAAAACGTACGCTGCTCTCTTCCTAAATAATTCATGCTAATTATACCCGTCGATAGAGCCTGATTAATAAATTGACTCATGGCTCGTTTATCATCACGTCTAGTTCCTGGTCCATAAGCTAAGGATAGTCTAGCTGATTTAGCTTTCACTCCAGCCTGATAATATGCATTACAAATGGCTTCTCCGCAGCGCTTGCCCTCGATGTAGCAGGACCGGGGGTGATAAGGATTTGTTAATCCGATTTGCGACTCATCAACCACGCCAGTCAGTCCGCTATAAACTTCGCTGGAACTAATAAATAAAAATCTGCCACTTTTTTCTAAACTCTGCAAAAGATCGTGTGTTAATTCAGTATTAAGTTTGATTGTTTCAGCCGGGTTAGCAAGAAAAACAGATGGCTGAGCGTATCCTGCTGCATGAATTATCAAATCAGATTTTCGTGGAGCATATGATTGTAGTTTAAAACTTCCACGCTCAGCCAAAGCTGTAGTATAATCTGCAGGTTTTGAGTGGCAGACTCCTACAACATCTAAATTAAGATTGTAGATTTCTTTAGCTAAGCATAATGACGCCAGAAAATGCGTACCTAACAAACCAGTCACACCAGAAATCGTTACTCTTGCTCCATCAAGAGAACTGAAATCCACAGAGTGCGCAACATCAAAAGCATCGCAGTTAGTTAGACTCATTTTATTTCTCATGATAGAAATCTCCCCACTCTACCAAGATTGTACTCTTCCCATCTTCCCGTTGCAGTGCCCTCTGATAAGCTGGTAGAACGTCCTCAGGCTCGTCTAGTCGGATTACCTGGATATTAGTCAGCATCATCCGGAAAGCCTCTGTAAAGTCTCCTAAATGCTGACACTGCGGGTTTACAGGCTTCTTAGCTCCGATTCCGGTACGGATGATCACCTTTGGTTTATATCCACCACTTGACATTTCCTTGATCTTATCCAGGTGATTAACAAGCTGTCCTATTGCCAGAAGCATAAAGTTCCATCTCGGATAAATAGAAACTGGAATAAATTTATTCAAGGCTAAGCCTAGAGACATCCCCATCTGCATCTCTTCGGCCACGGGTAATTCAATTTTCTTTTCAGCAGGAACGGTGACTAATGTAGGGGACATTATTGTTCCTGGGACCGCCACAGCTTGACCGATAAAGATTGTCCGTTGATCTTGACCCAGATAATTCATGGCCTGAGTTAAAGCTTCTTGGTATCTCATTAAAATGGCACCCTTACTCCAGAACCGGCGTGCGGGTAGCGTCCCGGTTCATATGAGTATCTTTTTACCAATGCCGTATCCCAAGATGTTCCCCACACATCTTGAGTTTTAGTACAAACCGATAAACCGTTATCTTCGACATAAAACCGTATAGGAAGTTCATGACCTTGTGAGTATTGTACACACTCGTAAGCTATACCACTTTCAGCTGTCATGTCCCCCATAAAACAATGTACTGTAGAACGTTCTCCAGTTCGTTTAATTCCCATAGCTAATCCAACAGCAATCGGAAGCACGCCGCCAAAAATACCAGAGCATAATATACGATACTCAGGAAAACATAAGGCGATTGAGTGTCCGTCAATGATGCTCTGTTTTAATTGTTCTCGTGGAACACCCTTCAAAAGGCAATGATAGTGTGACCGCCAACTACCGAGTACCCAATCGTTTCGTTTAATTTCCTTAAAGATATTGATAAGTTCTTCCTCGCCGCCACTCGCTAGATGAATCACGGCTGGAATTTTCTTCTGGTTATATAGATTGGCTATCTCTTTCTCGAAGTCGATCAATTCTTGGGCTGTCATTTTGCTAACTCCGCATTGACCATGATTCTGACAAGTTCTTTGAATTTCACTTTAGGATTCCACCCTAACTGTCGTTTTGCTTTTGAGGCATCTCCAAGCAAAATATCTACTTCAGCAGGACGATAATATTTAGGATCGATGTACACATAAATCCAAGGTAAATCAAGTAATCTAAATACTTCTTCAGCAAATTCACGCACCGTATGCGTTTCACCTGTTGCTATTACATAATCATCTGGTTTATCTTGTTGAAGCATTAACCACATTGCTTCTACATAATCTTTAGCATATCCCCAATCTCGTTTCGCTTCTAGATTACCTAGAAATAATTTGTCTTGTTGCCCTCGTTTTATTCGAACGGCTGCTTTGACTATTTTCTGCGTGACGAACGTATCACCTCGACGAGGCGACTCATGATTAAAAAGAATCCCGTTACAAGTATACATATTATAAGCTTCACGATAGTTCACCGTACTCCAATATGCAAATTGTTTAGCGATACCGTATGGACTTCTTGGGTGAAAAGGTGTCGATTCCAACTGAGGTGCAGGTGCGGAACCGAATAATTCACTCGATGAGGCTTGATAAAATTTAGCGTTGCCATAATCCTTGACTGCATCTAACAAGTTTAAAGCACCTAAACCAGTTGCCATCGAAGTATAAATAGGAATTTCAAATGAAACACGAACATGCGACTGTGCTCCCAAATTATAAACTTCATCGGGTTTTGATAACGTCAAAATGTTTCGAAGTGAGTTAGAGTCGGTCAAATCCCCATAATGAAGATGTAAATCACTAAAAATGTGATCTATACGATTTGTATTGATGCTCGATGATCTACGAATTATTCCATGAACTTCATATCCTTTTTCTAATAGAAGTTCACAAAGATAACTTCCATCTTGCCCAGTACAACCGGTCACAAGTGCTCTTTTCATAATCTCACCCACCGCTCAGGCACAATATCGCTCGTGTTAATTTTAGGATCGGCAAACCACTGTTTCGGAGCTATGACAATCTGACTAGAGTGCTCTCCTAACCATGCCGCCCACCACCCAAACGTAGAGTTAGCCAAGATTGCATGAGAATACTTCGTCATTGTATGCAAATCTAAATGCTGATTTCCCGTTGAAACTACAGGATAACCCATGAATTCTCGCATATCAGGATCATCTGTAAAGACTTCAAAAGTGATATCGGGAACACGCTCTTTAATATACGCAACTGCCGCTTGGTAATATTCCAATGGAAGCAATCCGTGGAATTCTTTGGTACCTCTATTTAAATAGTCACCTCGACGAACATGTAGGAAAGCCTTGTTTCTAAACTGTACTCTCAAAGGGGAGTTAACCCACCAATCAAAATCTCTTCTAAGTAAATCAACATTGAAATATTTTTCACTCTGCCAATACCCACGAAAATAAATTCTTTCACATGGATAAGGTCTGGAAGACACCATTATTCCATTAGCTATTTTTGAATCGTAAAAGAATCCTGACTCTTCATATATAGACTCCGTTCCGTCAGGAGAGCCTAGTACTATCGGAAGATGAAATGGTTCAAGAGCATAATCCCATGTTGAACGACACCAGTGAAACTTCAAAGGCTCGTTAGCTATAGCTGCAACTGATCTTCCGAATGCGTACATGAACAACTGGTTGCCCATTCCGCCAGTAAGTCTAGCGATCATATCTCAACCCATTTATGGTTCGGATCATTGTATAGTCCATGCATCTCTCGCATCCATTTCTGCATTCGTTCTCTACTCCAACCAAAACGATGTGCTGGATAATGCCACGAAGCTTCATTTTCAAATCTTCTCAAATCAACTGCTGTCACGTTACCTGATTGTATTTCCGGTCCTAGACACTGCCCTACGTACATATCTTCTGCCCAAAAGATAGGCTCTGTATTGATTACTATCTGAGCCGCCTTACGAGACAAGAAATAACCAAATCCACCTGACGCCCACGGATGACAATAAAGATGTCTAATTCCTCGTCCATCTTTAAATTTAAACTGACTACCTATCTTAGGTGAAGAACCGAACCGTCCTGAATAATCAAACTTTTCGTAGCCTGTTTTAAACAATTTAGACGTAATCAAAAATGTGTCTACATCACACAGAAATGTGAAATCATATCCAGCATTTAAAGAATACTCAAGAATTTCACGAGTTTTAAAAGGCAGATGATCATAATCGTCTAAAACCGGCAATGTTATTTCATCACGATCTTTATCTATCACACCACATTCAAATCCGCTAAATCGTCCTTGAAAGAAATATAAATCTGCTGGTAAAGTATTAAATCCCCACGTTCGTCGAATAGTATCATGGCATCCTAAACGTTTATCATCCTGGCAAGATTTAACTGCTATCAACGTTCTCACTGAAACTTTACTCCCAATCCGCACTTCCGATTCAAGATCGAGTCGATCAATGCTCGCCCCTGATAAATTGGTAATGGCGCTCCGGATGCCGACTGATGCCCACCACCGACTCCAGGTGCTATTATGGAAGCAATTTTAGAAACATCTACAGGACCACCTTTCAAAGATCGAAGACTAAACTGAATCATTCCGTCGCCACGTTCAAACCACGTCATGCCGATATCAGCACCAGACTCAACTAAAGCGGCTCCGATCTCTGAAGCATAGGTATATAAAGAATTAACAATTTTAATTGAATAATCACACGAAAAATATTTTCCTTCTGGATCGGTAATAGACTGAGGAATAATTAATTGGCCTGTGAAAGCTTGTTTTAAAGCCAGTTTAACATAGCGCTCATTATTACGAACTACATATTTTCCTCGTTCTGCCGCATCCAGATAAGTAATTTTATCCAGTTCTTCCCACTCAGCGAAATCGAAGTTTAGTGAATGAAGAAATGCATTGACTTCTTTCGTAGAAATTAAATAATGATTCCAAAGATCATAATCTTCGATATAATCAACATACCAAGGTCTAGGTGAAAAATTTCCTCTGTGACGCAAATAAGTACTTTCCATTTCAGAATTACGTTGTCTTACATAGGGGTCTACGTAGTTACTATCTTTTCCAAAAAGATAGTCCCACGCTAACCCTGCGCCACTTCTGTTCATATCAAATGTGGCATACGATAGTCCTTGGCAAGCTTCAAGTGACGATTTGTGATGATCTAAAATCCATATTGATTTAGCTGCTTGAGCGACTGCTTCATTATCTTCTCGACGCTTCCACGAAAAATCTAGAACAAGGATATCTTTTCCTCGAACCTGATCTAACGGTAAAGGATCGCCATGATTCAACGGTAGAATTTCAGCTTGAGGATATTTCTTGTGTGCAATGAACGATGCACAGAAGCCGTCCGGACATGAACGATGAGTAATAATTAAATTCATGGTCGTCCTCTTTTATTTAATTTCTTATTCATTTTATAAAGACGAGTTTGTTGTTTCCATTCTCTCTTCGTATAACCAAAACGACCAGTTAATCTTGTTAACTCTTGAAATTTAATCTGATTTCTAGCTTGCGGACGTTTTAATTTCAAAAATGGTAATAAATTTTTCAAGAGAGTTGATGCTTCATTACTCCAAACCGACCAGCGCCACGCTTGCTTATAGCGCTTTTTAGCTTTATAAGTTCTAATTTGTCCTACTCCAGTAATTCTTTTAGCCCACAGAAGCATTTCATAACTTGTCATTGCTACAGCGATGCCAGAATGATATGTAAAGCCTCTTTTACCACAGTTCTCTCGATGTCCTTTACTCTTATTTATAAAAATACATCCTTCTCCATCGATTAAACCAGATAGATAAGCAGCATTAAGTTTATTTAATATTCTTCGTGACATATTTAATTGAATCCAAGGGTTTCAAGCAACTAGGAATATCTACAAGATCGATAAAATCGGCGTCGTGATAAGTTTTTAGAATATATTCTCGATACAATCTAACTCTAAGACTTAAACTATCTAATTCCTGTTGAGCAAGACCAAGAAGTTCTCTTAACATAGCGATTTCTTTCAAGCGGTTTCTATATGATTTACAGCTCGCCATAATCTACTCTCCCGTCTCCAAGTACATAACACTTGATACCTCTTCGCCCAAAGCAAGGACGCTCCGGAGAATTAGCTCTAGCACGATATTTCCTATATTCCTGAGAACTAGCCCGATTCTGCTCATTTATATTGACTCCCGGTACATATGCCACTTTAAATCCGGCTCTCTTGACATCTAAGAACCAACTTCCATGTTCACCCCCTCCGATCTTCACGTCATCGTCCCATCGGACAAACTTGAAAACTTCTCTCCTAATTAAGGAGTAATTTACTGTCAGATCACATTCAATAAACGATTGCCCCCGCCCATTAATATCCACATCAATAGGATGCTCTTTGACAACTCCACCCTTTTCCTCTAAAAGAAATTCATACGAACGATTTCTAACTCGACCACTTGCTATACTAATTTCTGGATTGTTATCCAATACGCTTTGCAGTTTAAGAATTCCTTCAGCGACATCTTGAGTGAAATCAAAATCATCTGACCCTATTAAAAGATAGGGACGAGTATTAGATTGAACTATCCAGTTACTCTTAAAACCAAATCCAGAGTCATACGGAAGATATCCCGTTACGTGACCCGATTCCCGAAGCCGTGCATAAAATAAAGACTTAGCAGGAGTCATCCTTCCGTCATCCGCAATGATAATCTGAGCGCCGGGAAGAGTATGAAGTATTCCCTTCACAGCGTTGTACAAGTGCTCATCTCTGAGGAATGTTTTTATACCAATAGCAATATTTGTAAATGGGCTAGCCACGCTCTTTCCTCTTTTCATATCCAGCAACTAACTTCTTTCGAAGCTCTAAAGTCTGCTGCCAATTAATAGCTCCGGACTTCTTATCACGAGCGAAGCACTCCTTGAGTTGTTGATTAAACCAGTGGTCAGGCTTGCCTGTCTTACCTATCACGCCAAGACCTTCAGCCTCTTGTTTAGCGTGCATTTCTCTAACTTCAAACTCATGCTCTGTCACGGACATTCTACCCTCTACTAATCTTACGGGACAACTTTTGCTGCACCTGAATTTTATGACTGCGTGCGTGCCATTTTCTTCGAAGTATATTCATGGCAGCGGAACGAGCTTTCTTAATGTCCTCATTAGGATAGAAGATAATCAATCTACGTGTCAAATCAACCAGTTCAAGACTTCGTTTATTCCAGTGCCGGTTGATTCTACCTTTTCCGTGACCGTGCCCTCGGGCTACTAACTCAACATCTTCCTCAGTCTTAGCAAATCTCTGTAGACAGATTTCAGATGTTCTATGCCGACGATCACACATAGGACAATTGATCATTTTTCCAAGTTCGGGATGTCTCTCTGAAAATGATTTATCTTTTTGCTTTTCTCTGATATCAGCAATAGCTTTTGCTATTTCTGATTTTATTTCGAATTCATCGTTATTCACTATGTCCACCTTTGGTCCGTTCGTCACTTGGGAACGGGAAGATAAGTCGTCCATTTGTTGGATCGGTCTTGAACCCTTTTCGTTTAATTTCGTCAGCCTTATTTTCTAATTGTTTTCTTTCTTTACCGGTGACAACTCTAGTTTTGTTTTGATCTGCATGATAAAGACGTTTTAAATCCACGGCGACTTCGGGAGCAAACAAATCTAGTCTATTTTGCATATACATATCGTGAACATTTTCAATATGATCTATGTAAAAATGTCGACCGTCTATATAAGCTCGTTCTATATCCTCTTGTGTAATTAAATCAACTCTGGGTACTCTCGGCTGCTGTCGTCGCCACACATGGAAAATAAGTTGCATCGAACCGGTTCTATGCTTTTCCCCATTTACGGTTTCTGTCTCATATCTTCGTTCAGTAAACAACTCCATTCGGTGTTTCTTTAAGTTTAGAGTCCAAACTGCTTTAGCTCCACCGATTGCAAACAAACTCTCCGAATAAGAGTACGTCTCAAACTTACGACAGTTACATTTTCCTCTAATTTTAACCCCGTTAACTGTTCTATTTTCGTCTAAAGCAAAGTAGAATTTGGTTCCATCTAACGGGATGATGCTCATTTCTTTCGGATCGATACCATCAAGAACATACTTTTTACCGACCTGAAGACTCGCCTCGGGATAACTTATAGCTTCCTTTTCACACGAATGAACTAATACAGACTTTACAATGACACCCATTCTTGCACACTTCTCCTAGAGGAAGCTTTAGCATCCTTCCCATAGTGGTCGCAGTAGGTACACGATTAATTTTAGCTGGTCGCCCCCTTTTTCCTCGCATTAGTCCCTTGGCGGCACTCTTTCCATTTGCCGCTCGCCGTATACTGATCAAAACTCTCTTAATTACATTAGGTTTAGCATGTAATTCCTCGGCTATGTGACCGACAGTCAATCCAACCCGATAATACATATGAATTATTCGCATCCAACGAGCAGCCCTCGCCCGATGATTTACATTGGTCTTCAACTTAGGGAAAGAACATAATAACAACTTTTTAACAGCGTTATCGTCCTTAGCCCATGCTGGAACCTTCTTTCTTGAATCTGAGCGAGGCGATATAATTTGATGCCCGTCAGTCATGAATGGATCAGAACCATCCATGACCGTTCGTAATTCACTAAATGTGTCTCTTAGATTGGGCATATTAGATCAAATTAGTTAAAAATAATTCATGCAATTGTCGTCCAACAAACTCGTTAGTCTGATTTCCCTGACGACGAATATGATTTGTACCCAAAGGTTTAACTGATCGTCGAAGATCAGGATCAAATTGGCGATCTTGAAATAAAATTTCTTCCTGTGTTTTTCGTTTACGTCCTATAGCCTTATTTTGATCGTGCTCCGGATGTTTACTACATAGATAAGTAGTATTCTCCGTGGCGTTCTCTACTTCAATAAATGATGGACAATCTTTAATTCTACATTGAATTTTCATTCGTTATCCTCTAATAGGTCGTCAAAATTTTCTTCATCTGTCTTTGTAAAATTTTGCTCTTTAAACATTTCATCCTCAAGAACAAATGCTCGAAAATAAGGATCATTTCGATCATCATGCGGATATCTTATACCAAAAGTATTCGGCCACGATTTATTCTTCCACGAATTTACAATTTGAACTATCTGTCGTGCTGCTATTTCTCCAGCTTCATCAGCCGATTCTTTAGTAACTCGACCTGTCAGAAACTGTAATCGCTGTCGAGTCAAGACAGAATTCGGTACTGGAATACCGTATTCTTTTCCTAAATTTTCACTAGGTACAATCAAGCTTGTATCGTCTCCTGCTTCAGCGATAAAAACTTCCTGACCGGCTTCGTAATCTATCTTGAATGACTTTGCACCTGAATGAGCATCGCCTAGAAGAGTCACTCGGCTTCCTTTACGTAATGACCGACCTGTTTTCTTAAAGACTAACAAAGCCACATCTCGAATCCCTGATAACCAAGAATACCGTCTAAGCTGCGTATCAAATGAGGCTATGCCGGATTGCTCTGGAAAATCAACACCACTAGTCTTGATGTCGACGATCAGAGGACGATATACTCCATCCTGCGGATTCCACGTAACAGGCTCAAGCATCGGATGATTAGGTTGAACATAAGCTATAATATCCAGTTTGCCAGCATCTTCGATTTCCCCGTAATTAGGATCACCAGGGAACACTTCCTTAGCTATCTCTCGTTGAAAGACAGAACAACCACCAAGAGGAATAGGCAACTTAGGCTGCATAATCTTATACAACATGATCATTTCTTGACCATCAAGATTCAATGTCTGCCAATCCTTTTCCGTGGCGGTATACAACAAATCTTTCCGATCTTTATGTTGCGCCCATCGATGCTGAAAATCCTCAAGAGCACCTATTCCTTCATGGTCATGATGCCATTGAATAGATTCTTCAAGCGCACGTCCGAAAAGAAAACGTGCTTTGTTTTCGTTTTCACGCCAGCCATTAATGCGGCGTAGATAGTACTTAAGTGGACACTGATCATATTCATTCCCTGCACTATAACTGTGCCGTTTATGAGGTTTTCCTTTCGTATTAATATAGAGATATGCCACTACTCCCCCTGCCGATCCTTATCGGCTTTTTCAATCGACAACTTTAATACTTGTGTCAAATCACCTAACTCTTCAGCACGTTGTGCCTCTTTCTTTTTCTCTAATTCTTCATTTTGTTTCTGCCAATTATTACTAATCCGTACTCCGTTCTTAAATCTATAGCTTGTCCAATTCCTAATAATAGACTCTGGAACTTCTTTAGCCCTAATTTGTTTAAGTTCATCCTGAAGAATTTTTCCAGCCATATATGCCTTATCAATGTTTATTTGTTCCGGCGCTATCTGTTTCAGTTTATCAAATAAATCCGTGAAAGCTAATACGACTGCTGTCCATTCTCTTTCGTTCATGCTTCACCCGTTGTATGAACTTTAATCTGATCTATGAAATTATTCAAGAACATTGAACGATTTCCATTATAACTAATGTGCAAAGTCTTGGCGGCTCGACTACACGCCACGAAAAATATTCGTCGTTCCTCATTAAGATCGCCATTTGAGTGAGGCATTCTACCCTCATTCACTCCTATTACATAGACGTGATCCCACTCCCGCCCCTTCGCTTGGTGAACAGTACTCAACGTGACCGTCTTGACCTTCTTAGTTGATTTTCGACCGTACATTAACTTACGTACGAAATCAAGGAACTCTTTAGTATTCCCGCCTTTCTCAGCCGCTATCTTCACTAAACCATTCATATTATTGATAGGATCGGCTTCATCCGGATTGAAACGCTGAAACAGTGCCGGAAGATTATGCTCCCTCATGATTGTCGCTAATACCTTATTAGCCGGAGTAGGGTCCTCAATGTATCCCTTAGCCAAAGACAACATCTGCTTAATCTCTTTTTGATCCCAGAAGTCCTTCTTACCTAGAAAGACATACTTGACACCACGACTCGACATTAATCGCTGATAAATAAATAGCTGACGATTTGTACGAGCTAAGATTACTGTTTGTGGTGGTACGAGTATGTGGTCAACGATCCAACTCGCTTCCGAGAAGTCGTCAAAGAATCTCGTAAAAGTTGGTTTTTCTCCGATAACATTTCTAGTGACCATGTGAGAAGCGATCCCGTTATCGACGGGGAGAATCGCCCGGAAAAAGTTGACAAGCTCTCCGGTAGAACGGAAATTTTCTCCAAGATACAACTTTCTAGCGCCCGGAAACAATCTTTCAAAGTTTGAGAGGCTTCCTGGCTGAGCACTTCGCCATTCGTATATAAGCTGATTCTCATCTCCGACAACGAAGATGTTTCCTGCGAAAATAAGCTGGAGCAGTCGGAATTGAATAATATCGGTGTCTTGGGCTTCATCCACGCTGATGTAGGGCCGCTGATAGCGAGCACGAATCTCGGAATTTGATTCAAGTAATTGATTCGTTTCCCGCATAAGCGAATCGAAATCGAGCCAGCCTTCTTCTCTACATCTGCGTTCGTAATCTCTATATGCCATTGCGTAGAAGTATTCTCGCTCATTATTGCTCTCCGCTATAACTTGATCTGGTTCCATGTTGGAACGTTTCCAACCACTGATTGCTTCTTTCAGCAATTGGTAATTATTGATCGCTTTATAAGATTCTACAAGCTTAAATATCAACTTGTAATCTTCCAAAGCAACCGGGATGACCGTATCACACAGTTTAAAAGGTAAATGCCGTCGCTCGTTCTTGATCAATTCTAAAGCATAACTGTGGAACGTTCTGAATACTTTGCTAGCATTCAACAAACCGACTCTATTAACCATCTCTTCTGCTGCGGCAGCAGTAAATGTTAGATTAAGGATATCCTTAGACTTAATACCGCCCATCAACATATTCAAATATCGTTGAATTAAGACAGTCGTCTTTCCCGAACCTGGACCCGCTACAGTAACCCATGTTCCATCGATAGCCTTAACTACTGCCTGCTGTTCATCATTAAGTATCATGCTTTTGTTTTCAAAGCCGTCTCATCAATCAATTTAACCAACTCAGCTGGCTTCAAACTATCAAACCATTGAAACATCTCTTCCCACTGACTAACCGTCAATTGATTCAAAACTTGACCGTATTTTGCTTGAGCAAACAAGCGAACCTTCATGCCGATACCGCCAATATTCTCTGTCGGAACCATCCCGGCCTGAGGCAAGATTGTATTCGTATATGTGAACAACCGATCACGAAATGTTTTCATCTGCTGATCATTTGGTAATTCAGGAATAGATTTTGGTACAGAGGCTGTCACCGCTTCAGTCGCCTTTTGAACGCCGTCTAAAAATTCAAACGCTGCTTTAGCTATTATAGGTGCCGGAACTGCATCTAAAACTTCTTTAGGAATAAGAGAAGATGTCGGCGTTAGCTTACTTTCCGGAATGTCGGCGTTCACTGACTTTGGCACTGGAACAGGGTTATCAAACGAGAACGGAGTATCCAGTTCTACCGGCTTAGCCCGTTGCCGACGTTTAGGAGCCTCAGGGACCGTTTCCTCGGCTTTCTCGGCTAGAACAGCCTCAGGCACCTTAGACAGAGCTTGTTGAGCCTCTAATTGAGCCGGAGTAGGTGATATTTCTTGTAACAAAACCCCCTCAATTGGGGGATTTTGTGTAATATCCTTACCCGGCTCTGTATTGGGTCTGACTGTCGGCTGCGGTGCTGTCAAAGCTTCCTTAACGTCTGTTGTCTTTGAATCCGCCTGAAGCTCAGTTTCATCGATCAGACCAGCACCAGCAAATTGCAAGGTCATTCTTCGGATAGCCCGAGTCTGAGCGACCATAATGGCGACTTCCAATGCTCTACCAATTAAGCCATCGATATAAGACGCACCGACAGCTATCTCAAATCGACCATCTTTATTCTTGCCGAAGCAAGTATAAGTCAATGTGCCGTTGAAAATTTCCTTGCGAAGATCGGCGACAGAGATTCCCAAACGTTCACGAATGATATCCGTGGCACCTTTCTTAGCGTACAGGACTCGACGACGTGCTCCGTCTCCGGAATCCATGTAAGTGAATGCCAGCACATTTAGCTCAGGCGGCACACCGTGGAAGGCACATGCATCAAGATAATATTGACGAAGTTCATCACTTGACAGGCGATCTAAGTCAAACATTGGAATAAATTTTCTATCACTCATCTCCATCTCCTAATCATGTATTTTGTAAATTTCAAAGCTTCTTTCGCCTTTTTTCTTCTCCTAACTCCAAAATATGGCATGAATAATTTCAAAACTCGTTTTACCTCAAATTTACATTTAATTACCCAGAAGAAAACTCTTTTTCCTGTGACTGTTTTCCTCTTTCGCTCATAAATACAACCAGCTTTGATATATCGTTTAAATTTATATGCCACATCTGAATCTGTCGTTGTAAGTTGTAAACGTGGGTACGGACGCCTATCCCTAGATTCTTGAATAAGAACAATGCTTCCCTCGCCTTCAAACAAACCTGCCGCCCAAGCAATTTTAACTTTCTCTTTCATTGCCTTTCTCTGTTGTTATGTGGAAACCCTCGCAAATCTCGCAATTGTATGCCGAAAATGCTGGTGCTTCCGGATGTTTCTTGAACCACATTGCATTCATCGCTGCACCGTGACTAGTGAAACGAGTCTTTCGAAAACAGGAATAATAAGCCGTTTTATGATTCTCTTTCCATCGTTTAAGAAACGGAAAAATCCTCTCAAGAACAAAGACACGTTTTCTACCACGACTAATTGTGAGGTCTAATTTTATATCCCACCGCATTATTTTTCATCCTATAGCCACCTTTTCGATGGCGTCTAATGTGATCATTTGCACAACGAACTTCACACTTCTGAATTTCCTTTAAAATTGTTAACCATGAGTATCCATTCATGATCATACTCGAAATTTGGAATTTCTTTCGTCCTCTCACATGATCAAATTGAAGAACCACAATATCTCTTTCTCCACAATCAACACAAGGGTGACATTTTAAATATTCTACTAAGTGACGTTTAACAGCCCTTACTCTTTTTGGTCTATCTCGGGCAGCCCTGTCAATCACCTTCTGCTTATTTCGCTGATAATACAGCTTGTTTTGTTCTTTTATCTTTTCTTCATTCGCCCGATAATAAGCTACGCTATAGGCACCCATCCTTTCCTCTCACTTATAAAATCTGTTAACTCTTTTTCTGGCTTAAACCACTCTCCACGAACATGAAACTTAAAAAACTTATCATGAAGTTCTCGTTCTAAACGTGTAATATAGGCCCGTACTATTCGCTCATCTGGTAAAGGACAAAGTTTAGAAAGTCCTCGCTCCCTGGGATAAGAAATTATTGCTAAAACTTCTAATTTTTCAGCATTTCCCGTTTGTAAAACTTCCAATCGTCTAGATAAATCAGTTGTTATTCCTATCTTTATAAATTTCGTTTGTTCACATTGTATAAAATAAATAATTGGAATATTTTTCATATTCTACTTATGGTAAAATTCACTCTCAAAACCATCTGCTCCTAACGGTAAATCTTTCGCCCAATTAACCGGCTGTGACATAATGTGAACCATCTCTCTATAACCCGGAAAAAACGGATCATTGGGAGTCTCTCCGATGCCTTCATCGTGTGCATGTCCACATATCCAGCAACCAATTTGATCGATCTCTAAAAGCTTGTCGCAGAAAATATCTCTAGCTATTCCTTGCACATCATTCTCAAATATCTTTCCGCCGTGACTAACGATTCCATTCTTCCATTGCTTAGTTTCTTGATCAACTCCACTGTAAATCAGACCCGGTTTGAAAACTTCATTATCTTCAGTACTCCAGGGCATCCGAATATCATCAATGTGAGCATCTACATAATGAAGATATCGACCAGACGGCAATTGAGTTCTAAGAATTACTCTTTTGTTTCCTTTATCATCTATGACAATCTTGTCGAATTTAATTCCGATTTGATTTAATCGATTTAAAGCGAAAATAATATCCGGCTTTTCAGTCTTAATTGGCCGATCTTGCAGAACAGACTTAATAACTATCTCTAAGGCATACCACATACTGACAATTTCAGGATAAGATTCTCTAAAAATTCTAGTGATATCTTGGGCCTGTTCAAGCGTCATCTCAATGCCCATATTTGCGGCATATCCCCACAAACCTAATTTCTTAGGATCACCAGTCTTTTTATCCTTACCCATTCCACCGGCACCTTGACGATACACCGCCGCAAGAACTCCCGGCTTCGCCATCTGCCGCATGAACTTCGCTGCGGCTTTCTTGACAGGATCACTTGAATGAAGATCGGCTTCTAATGTCTCATAAGGTATGTGATACATTTTTGAAGCGAAATCTAAATATGGATCACGATTCAGTCGAAATACTTCTAAAAGAGGCTCGCATCCAGCGATCCAAGCGGAAACCCGAGTTTCTATTCCAGCTAAATCCGCAACGTTTAGGCGAGTTTTCACTTAGCGACCTCGACAACCGTCCTGATCAAATTTTTCACTACGGTCAAAACTGAACCGTAATCAACGTCACCGTTATTATCTTCTGACTTCTTGCCGAACTCTCGAATAATACCATCATAATCTTCGGCAAAAATCAATGCTCGGGCCTTCTTAACGTTATCTTGATCTTCAAATCGTTTATCCGGACGAGCTAAATTTTGAAATTGAAATCCATTTCCTGTCCAGCGGCCACACCGTGCCGATCCATAATAAATAAACTGATTTCGTAAACGATTATCTGGACAAACCTGTCTAATAATTGCAGCAAGTTTCTTATATGTTGTAGAACTGGCTGCTGCTCGTGCTTCTAAAACTCGAATGCATAATGGCGTCAATCCTTCTCTTTCAAACTTTAATGTAGCAGTGACTCGTTCTTTACGTAGTGTGTTAGGCTTATAACCCTGTCCCTGTGCCCACTCAAGCATTTGCAACGGTGAATTAGCATTTTCTAAACCAGTCAATCGTTGCTGATTTTCAACAGCCGCTTCTTTAGCTCGACAGGCTAATTTATATGCTTTAGTAACAAACTCCATGTTGACTGGAAGCCCTCTGTCGTTGACTTTTTGATCAAATACCCAAATTCTTCGCTCTCGCTCGGGCAGAGGAAATACTCCCAAAAGTTGAAGTCGGCGCATAATTTCTCGTTCTGCAACGATATCTTGACGACAATATTCTCCAAATTCCTGCCACTCCTTAGGATGTGAATTCCAGTCATTAAAGAAGCTCGCTGCTTCTCGTTTCTTAGTAGCTTTCAGAACCGTCAATCGACTAAACAGGTGAATCAAATCTTCACCACGTTCATCCTTGGCAAATTCTTGCCCAAGATTCAAGACTTGACCATCTATTTCCAATTTACCGGTCAATGATAGGTATCGAGAACTAGCTTGCGGGTCCTGCCATCGCTCAATTGGAATATCAATACCGAGTTTCACAAGAGTCATTCCCCGTTCAAAAGGAGAATTCCACGCCGCCATTAATTGATTCGGGTCCATGAATCTTTCCCGAACAAATTGGGGCATGGGCTCGCCCTGAGCTATCTCCCACAATTGGGGCTTGGCACTACCAAGAGCGTATGCCAGCATCAAAGGCTTAGTTGTCGGATGATGCATGTAATTGTAAAGGCCTACGCCTTCACGATTACCTTTATCTCCGATTTCAACTTCACTCTGAGATTCGTAGTCTATGTGGAACAGTTCCATCAAGTTCGATAACCCCATAGTGATCTATTGATCTGATTATTCACTCTAATGAAAGTAGCACATTTAGGTAAATCTTTCAGCCGCTTAGCACCGACGTAAGCACAGGCACTTCGCAATCCACCTTTAATATCTTGTAGAACATCTTTCAAAGGACCCTTAGGGGGAAGAGTCATCTCCCATCCTTCAGCAGCTTTATAGTCCTTTAAGCCTCCAGCCATTTCATAGTTGGCTCGTCTAGATGACATACCGTAGAAATCAGGACCATTTTCCTGACAACCCGCAAGCATTCCACCTAACATAACAAAATCAGCACCAGCAGCGAATGCCTTGACAACATCACCCGGAGTAGTACACCCACCATCAGATATAATATGTGCTCCTAAACCATGCGCTGCATCGGCACACTCGGCTATGGCGCTCAGTTGCGGGTAACCCACGCCCGTCTTTAATCTCGTCGAGCAAGCGCTGCCGGAACCTATCCCGACTTTAACTACGTCGGCACCGGCTAAGATCAAAGCTTCTGTCATTTCGGCTGTGACCACGTTTCCAGCTATGATAGTCACGTGTGGCCACTGCAAACGTAATTGAGAAATCTTTTGAACAAACTTTTCCATATAGCCATTGGCGACATCCACACAGAGCATATTCAAAATTATCTCAGGATTATCGTCTAAACCAATTGTATGAATAATAGCCTGTAGAGGACAACAAGATACATCGTATTGTTTTCCTGAATGTTTAGGAAAAGCCGCTAACATCAAATGCTCAGCCATAACTTTTAAAACTTCCACATTAGTTACACTAGTCATGTTTGCTGAAATAATCGGGATACCAGCCCACACTTGGTCAGAATGTTTAAATCTGAATACTCTGGTCAATTCAACCTGCGACCGACTCGACAAAGTAGATCGTTTCGGTTTCAGGAGAACGTCGCTAAAATCTAATTTAAGATCGGTTTCAAGACGCATTATTTACCTGTCATATAATTTTTAACAAGATGATCCATAAACTCTTGTCGATCAAAGAAAACTTTCGTAGCGAACAAATACATTACATCGTATCGCTCTGGTTCTTTATCAAACAGGACGAATCCAGGCTTTCCCTTCCCGATAGTGTAGCCCAATTCCATGTGTCCGGACTTACCAGCGGGTGCCATCAGGACAGCAGCGTCAGTACGGTCAAGGTGGGACTTGTCATAAGAAAATATGTGATCAGCCATAGTTCCGGCAAGAGCTTCTCCGTAGGTACGTCCTCTGATCTTTTCATATTTCTGCCAGTAATCATCTGTCTCTGGACCAGAGCTAAACCAATCGTCGAAAACATCCAGACCGAGTTTTCTAAGATCGTTCGCTAACAACGGAATGTTAGGATTACGTAGACTTCCAATTACGTAAATTGACTTCATACTTTCTCCTCGTAAGTTCTCCACACACATCCTGCTTCAAGCCACATTTCCCGTGAAGTCATTATTGAATCCTTCCATCGTTGAACACGGGGGTCCGCTTCATTCGGTACATAGCCAGCAATCTTTCTAATACCCGCCTGAATAGCCGATTTACAGCACTCATGACAAATAGGGGGAATCATAAACGACGGATAAACATATAGTGTTGAATTACGAGCCGCATGACCGGCTTGAATGATTGCATTAACTTCAGCGTGAACAACTAACTTATACTTCGTTTCACGGTCATTTAAACGCTCATCAGTATCCTGAACACCACGAGCAAATCCATTGTAACCCATACCTACGACCTGTTTAAGATCGTTCACTAGAACAGCACCTACTTTCGTCGATGGGTCTTTAGACCAGGTCGAAATGTGTGCTGCCAAGTTAAGAAAACGTCGGTCCCACTTCTCCAACCATTTCTCATATTGGGTTCTACCGTTCTCAAAAGCATTCTGCTCAATTATCATCTTCTTCATCCTTTTCGAACTTCATTGTTATTGGATTCAAAACTGTGATTGGCAAACATGCATTTCGTGCTAGCCTTACGCAATCACTTGTACCACCCTTGGAACCATTCCAAACTGCCAACATCTCAGTAGACCGCTCAACAATCTCTACATTTCGTCTGTGCATACATCGAGGGTCATATGGCCCACTACTGACATACTCAACCTGACCACCTGACTTCTCTACTCGACTGAGCAACTCTCGGTACTTGTTTTGAGCGTGAAGTGGCCACATAGAATCGTGATTAGTGCACGGGATCAATGCTAGAACCTTGATCCCTAGGTCTAAGGCCATCTCGACGGCCCATTGATCAGTGCCAAGAGCCATCCCTGATACAACTCGTAGAGGATTCTTTTCAGCAAAGAAACACTGCATGTGATACTTAATCGGAGCCGAGAGATTAGAAAGGTCATGATATCCACCTAGTTTATCCGGCCGGTGACCTGTGATCCCGAGGCATATTCCGCTGCCGCTGTACATCATGGTGCTACCCTATTGTTCCCCACAAAGTACTCATGTGTGATAGGCATCGCTGCTCGAAAAATCTCTTCCATTGTCTTAGCGTACTCACGAATTTCCCACATAGCTTTTGGAGCATTGCGAAGTGATAGAAAGTTCATCAGACTACGAGCGTTGCAGGACCAGTACATCTCGCTGTAGATGTTGACCGGCAAGAAGAATCGAGCCTGCTCTTTTGCTATTCCTTTCTCTAGTGCCGTTTTATACCTATCGAATGCATCCCAATTATTATCCAACAATTCAACTCTCATCCAATTTGCTATCTCGGGAGAGGCTTGTTCATAAGAATAATTTCCCGGTTTTCCAATTTGAACTCTAAAATTCTCTAACTCTGGAACATAAAATTCCGGCTTCAGTTCAGAGTACCGGGCACTCCATTCATTAATACTCACTCCGATTCGGTGCCGGTGCCACTCACGAAACACGAAGATTGGTGCTTTGACTCGGAACCGGAAGAAATTCTGCTCAAATGGTGTACCATGCCGGTTCTTCATCAAGAAACCGATCAGTTTATCATCACCCTCTTCCATCTTTTCATGATACTTGTTAAAGGAAACTCGTGCCGAATTAACAACGCTTAAATCGTCGGCGCAGGAATCTTCTAAGCTCACGAAGCCGTGATCTAGAACTTTAATCTCTATACTCATCGTCCCTCATTTTCTTAACTTCTTCATTTGGACCGCCTGTATCCGTTCCTCTAGGACCGTCAATTTCTGACCAAAACTTCCGCCAATCTAATTCAATACTCCAGTCTATTTCTCTCATTCCTCTTCCTCGGGGACCCACAGAAGCTGCCATTGTTTAGGGTCCGCTTTTTTACCGCTTCCTAGGACTTGAATCTTTCCAGACATAACTAGTCCCTGCCAAGACCGAGTCCACAGAAACGTACCGTGCTGCTCGACAGGATGTAAAGCTCGTTCAACGTCTCTTTGTAAAGCAACGCCGTTATGTCGCATCAAATAGCCAATCACTTCCATTTGAATTTGAGCTTCTTTAGTCTGTGTTTCAAATGTCTTCAAATATTTCTTTACAGCTTGCTCGTAATCTACAATGGCTATGGCACGCTCAATACACTCATCATCGATAACATCCAACCCCAAATCTACCGCAAAAGCTAGGGCAAGACGCTCTACTCTTTGCTCTTGCCGATCATCCATACGCTTTGAAATATTATCAAGCATCTCTGGATAAATAATGTCATAAGTTTTCTTAGCTAAAGCTACGTCGATCAACTTTCTAGTCTTGACTACACCTTCACCCCAATTCACATCAACAAATGGCTTCTGATCCTTCAAGCGCTGCGGCTGATATAAGAAAAAGAATCGATCCTTCAAACCAGAACTTTCGTTACCAAGCAACTTACTCCACAAACGAATGAAATTTTTGTCAGTTGTATTGGCGATAAAACTTACACAATACGTGCCGAATTCTAGAGAAAAACTATCCTTACGAGCCTTGATCAGATTAGAAAACTTACCGGATTCATAAAGCTTCAACAACGTAGATACAAGGTCTGACGTATCTATTCCAGCTTTATTTACTACTGTCATAAATTCATCATAGTAGAGAATAGCATTTTTGCACTGCGTTCTCTGCATCTCTATGCCTAGACCTTCAGGTGAACCAGGACTATAGATCAGACTCTTTCCTTCAGCATTCCTGGTCATCACACCACCGTTATCACACACACCCATACAAGCAAAATAGCGAATTGCATCTTCAACTGACGCTGACTTATGCAAGCGTCCTTTCATACCGATATTAATCAGGAAAAACGATGGTATTAGTCGCTTTTTATTGACAGCTACTTTTAAAGCCAGGAAATTCATCAAGATAACCATAGCAGACATCCACATATATTCAGGATATCGGCTATTAACTTCACAAACTGGCTTAACGAAGCCCTCGTACAAACTCGTGCCGTTCATAACCCATTCCGGAAACTTAGGATAGGGTACACTGGCTATCTCAGGTAACTCAACCTCTTCTGCTGGAGATGTCTGTGATGCTGTTTGCTGAGCCTGGGAAGCCCGTACGTCAATTGGAACTCCACGGACAAGGGGAATATCATTCTTTACAGGATAACGGGCTATTGAAGCTGCAATGACCCTTATATCCTCATCCGCAAGGGGCGGCTGACACTGTTTTCTATTTACTTCTTTCAGATAGGCATAAATCTCATCTTCATCTGCTCGCATTCGGTGCCGCATCTTACCGGCAAGTGAAGCCAAAGTTACATTGCGAGCACCATGAGGGATGACACCACCCTCTTCAATAGTTTTCTGGACAACTTTTTTGTCAAGTTTCTGACTAATGCACCAATCTATTAACCAATCTGGTGCTTCAACAATTTCAGCGTTGCTGACAATCTCATATTGCCGACCTGACTTTGGGTGCCAGCTGCCCGGACTGACCACATATTCATTGTCGACACGGGCTGACCAATCTGTGTCTCTGACAAAATTTTGCGAAATATTCCCCATCGCCAACGACTTTGCATTCTGTTTCCAGTAAAGATGCCCTCTACCAGGAGACGAACGTACACGAAATGTCTGAGGGACACTATGCCCGGTTTCAGCTTCAATCCGTTGTCCTGCTTCCGGACGATCTAACTCCAAAAACCAATAACCGCTAGGCGTAGCTTTAGCCACCGATCCACAATTGTGCTCCGGATATTGAGCATCCCACGCTTCAATCTGCCCTAAATCAAAACTAGCTAAATTCTGCCACCCGGAAAGGAAAGCATTCTTAGCTTTAGGCAACAGTGGCATTACTGGAATGCCTCGTGCAATTAGAGGTAGAGCTATGTCTTTAAACTGTCCCATCCACAGTCCTAAAATTAAATAACGATTGGCTTGACGGTACGTACTAAGCGGTAATTTTCATCCACAGAGGTAGGCGAAATATAGACGATGATTTTAGTTTTACGATTAGATTCATCGACTTTTAATTTTAGTTGGACGCCTTGAATACTCGGGTTGAAAGTACCTCTACTAATGCCATCACCAAAATGAAATTTATAATTATGATTTTTCCATTCGTAAAACGTCTGATCGACAATCAAATGCAAACCTGTTTTGTGCATCACATAAAGCTGATCATTCACCTGAGTAACGTATAGCTCAGCTTTACTTTTATAATCCCGGCCTACTCCATTACGAGGATCATTCGGACCGAACCAAGGTTCCCAAACATCTAAACCGATATCAATACCTGTTTGACGATACTTAGATTGAAACGGAATATAAAGATGCTGATCATTACTCAGATAGCCATCAATTTTAAGTTCTATATCTTCATGCTTAGTAGCAGGTTTAAGGTAATAGCCGATGCTCTTAAGATTTTCAAACATCTGAGCCTCGCATAACTTACCCAATCGTAACCGTTCTTCAAAGGGTTTTGATGCGAAGGATTCGTTTGAATTTATAATCACAATTTCTCCAAATGTGAGAATACCACGCTCTGCGTGGCCTGTCAAGCCTTATTTTCGGTTGGCTTTCACCGTCAGGCCGGGAAGTTCTAGAACTGAACGTTAGAAGTAGGCGTTGTTGCCTGTGTAGGCTGCGCAGTCGCTGCAGGATTAGTCTGCACCGATGCTGAACCGTTACCTGCGCCAGGAGTAAACGGCTTCTTATCCTTACTTCGGACAAATTCAGCCGGTACTACCGGTACAACTGCGCCCTGAGGAAGAGGTAGAATACCTTTCACATGAGCGTAGTCCTTACCATCTTCACCACGTTCTACAACAATAAACAACTGATTAGACCGTCCCATCAAACTCTCTGTATCGAAAGACTTAGCGTTTGGGGGAGCGCCTAGGACACCCTTTGCGATTTCAAACAGTCTAGCCTTCTCGTT